AAATCTTCCTTTTCCTTCCTCAGATAATGTCTGGTTGTAGTAGTTATTTGCTACTGTTAACATTTTATCAATGTTTGCGATAGTTTTCTTTTCTTTAGCTCCTGCACCGATTTGTCCAAATTTTGGTGCGGCTGTTGTAGCAAGTGTTGCCATCATTGCTGTAGTAACTGCGAATTCAGCAAGAGAGTTTCCTTTCGTGCTTTTCATCTTTTTTAAGATCTTTTTTATTATTTTAACGAACATTTTAATGCTCCTTTTGTGTTTTTACTGGTTATTGTAGTGTTCCTATAGTATATAGAGAAAAAACCGTGCCAAACCCTAGCACTTTTGGAAACTATTTTTAATTATTTTTGCATTTCTTTGTAAGTGTGATTATTGTTGAAGATAAAATAAAACTTTTTTTTGATAATTTTGCTCTTTATAACAAAAAAGGCCTCTGAAAAGAGGCCTGTTTAATTTTGTTACACTTAAAATGTAACAGCTATAACATTATGTTACGCTAGAATTTTAAGTCATCATCCATGATTTCGCCATCTTCTTTCCACCATCTTCTGTTAGGATCTGATGATGCAGGACGTGTAAATGCTTCTTGATTCAGGTTGTATTCTTTCTCTGACTTGACAACCCATAGATTATCAAAAGTATTTTCATCAAGCTGCTTTACACCCATAAAATAAGCTTTTGCAGACTTAATTCCATAACCACTGTGTAATTCTGCTTTTGTGTTTACATTGCCTTGATTATCTACCAAAACCCATTTCATTTGTTATACCTCACTAAGTTTAAAGTTTTTATTTTGCTCAATAACATCTGTGTCTTTTCCTAACACATAATATCCTCTTCCGCCTCTTCTTGCCTTCTGCATACAGGGATAAGTATATTTGCTATGAGGATTATTTGTAAACACTTTAACTTTGTCTTCAGGGTGAATTAGATTGTCTGATACTGCCTTGCTTATCATTTCAGGATTGCATACTACATTATTATAAGCATCATATCCAAATGCAATATCACCAATATCACAGTCGTCAACACAGACAACACCTGATTTAATTATGTTGAGCTCATCATGTAATGGCCAATAATCTTGCCAGTGTGCATCCAAAAATATAAATGGAAATTTGTAATCTCCTGCATATTGAGCAAGAAACTTTTCACTACTCTGCAAAAATACATTTACGTTATCATATTTTTCTAATCTTATGTTTGCTACATCAACATACCTCTGTTCTATTTCGCATGTTAGCACGGGAAGGCTTGGAAACATTTTTGCTAAGAACTCAGTTGTGTCACCTGAATTTGTTCCTGTTTCTAGAATCGCATCACAGTTATAATGATGTATCAAATAGCATGCTTCTAATGCATGGTGTATGTCAAATCCAAATGCACCGCCTCCATCACTCATATCCATTCCAAGTCTTGGTGTTGTATAGAAGTTTTTAAATATTTCTAAATTAAGATCGATCTTCACTCATAGCCTCCTCTGTTTTAAATGCAACAGTATATCTGAATGCATTAGTTCTTATGTTTGGCAAGGCTCTATGATTGAACTTTGCATTAAATTTTATAATTCTGTTAAATACTGGGTACGACACCACCGATGTCATATCAAGGGTTTGAAATTCAGTCCCACCACCATCATCGTAGGACCATTCTGGGTTAATATAGATAAGATAAGTTAACGATCCGTCATCTTCGTGAAAGTCACCATGTTGTCCAAAAGTCTGATAATTTACATATGCTCTTACTATTTTTGATGGGAAGTGTGATCCTATATGTTCTACATCTTTATTGTATTTCTTTCCTTCAAGCAAGTCTAAGAACCAGAACTGGTTTAGTCCTGTTCCATCGGGTTCTGCAGAAACACCTCTAAATTCAAATTTATCGCTTTTAATTTTATTATAAAGTTTTAAGAGCCAGTCAGGATCAAAGAAGCTGTCAATATACTCGACACCATCTATTATGTTTTTCCATCCTCTTTCTGTATCAGGATTCGTCATGTTCTAATCCATTAAAAATATTGACATTGAATCAATAACTGTTCCGTTTATTGACCACCACAACCACATTGATCGACTAACCATTGATTTAACTGGCGCAAGTACATTACCAAACTCACCTTCTGAATCTGCAAGTGATACTTGATTTGTGACAGGTGCCATTGTGTGAAAATTGTATGTCATTGGAGATGTTGTGCCATCTGAATCATACCAAGTTCCGTTTACACACGTTCTACAGTCTAACTTAAAATATCCTGCTGTATCATCTACAACCCAAAACATATCAGACTGCCATTCAATTCTCATGTTCTCTACATCAATATTTTCTGATTCTAGAAGACCGTACATTGTCACTATTGTCTGCCATGTATAATCATTTAGTTCTATTCTTGGAATTGAGGGCATTATAACTGTTACATTTCCTGTCACATGTTCATGTGACGTCATCCCGGTTCCTACTGGTGATTCACATGCTATGACAAGTAATAATAGTGTGCTAACGACGAGGTTTTTTAGGGTGTTGTGTACCATTCTTTTTGGTCTCCTTCATTTTCTTTGCTTGAGTATGATCTAGTTTTTTCTTCTTATTCTTGAAAGATTGTTTGTATTCTCTCTCTTCAAGATCTTCGAATTCTTCTATATATTTTTCCCAATGCTGTGCCATCGTTTACTCCTAATTGAATAAAACTTTTAGTTTGTCTAAGTGATCAAAAAACTCTGTTAATGTGTATTTTGTTCCCATATCTGTAACTATTGTAACATCTTTTAAGTTGATCGGTGAACGTTCGATAATGCGCTCCAGAGTTTGCATTCCTCTCTCAGCGTAAAATGTACCGAAGCTTTCTCTTCCTAAAATGTTTACATCAAATATGTCCTTTGGATCATCATCAGGGAGTAATATATAGAATTCTGCCATGTTAGAATCTAATACTCTTTTCCTATTAAAGTAAAGGACTTTTTTATTTTATTTTTATACATCTCATGAATCGTCTAAGTACACGTTTGACAATATGTGGATTGCCGCTGTTCCTGTTTACTAATATTAGCGTTTGTGCTCTGACAACGGACTCTTGTAACTCACTCAATTCCTATTCCTTTGTTGCTTGTTCCTCCGCAGGCTTATCAACAAGGTCTTCTTTTTTAGCTGCTTTTTCTTTTGCAATCTCTTTTTCAAAGTCTTTCTTTTTTCCACCGTGATAATCGTAAGCATGACCTTCCGCTATTAATATGTCATTTATGCTTACTAATCCGTCTTTATTTCTATCAACACTCTCATCGATAACTGCATTTTCTCCAACAGCGTCAGGACTAACAAATATCTCTCCAAGAACACGACCAAATTTGCCTGTTCCATAAGATACTATTTTGAAAGTTCCTGCCTCTAGAAGCTCTTTGTTTCTAGCTTTTGCTGCAAGGCCTTTTTTCTTTTCTTCTAAGTCTCTAGTCCGTGATTCCCAGGTATCGATACCCATGTAACGAACTCTTTTCTTTATCTTGAGATCGAAACCTAAATCAATGTAACAATCGATTGTGTCTCCATCTAAAACTTTTATTAACTGTGCGTTATATTCAAACGACGCGGGTTTTTGTGGCATAACTATTCTCCGTATTAACCATTCAATATATAAATATCTAAATCCTGTGTTTGAATGTCATATAATGATTCCAGTCCTGTATATTTTCATCTGGCAAGAGCCTTTCACTATCTAATTTTGGATAGAACGGTGTTCTTAATATTGATCCAGTGAGTGATGTTGCTTCTAACTTGTGAACATACATAAAGTATAAGAAGTTATCGAAGTCAAACAATCCTCTGTAGATAAACTGATGATTCATTCTCCAGTTAGGATTGCTTACAAATATTACAGAATCTTTATCTGTTAAATTATAAACTGTCTGCATGATTATTGTAGGATTCTGAACATGCTCTAAAAAGTCATTCATTATTATAAGATCATATTTTTCTTCAAGTCCATCTGTATCAAATGAATTTGCTAGATCTTTTACTATAAACTTACCTTTAAAGTTATGCTTGTCAAAATATTCTTTTGCAAAAGGCTTGTCAATGAGTGTAAATTCTAATTCAGGATTTAGTTTTAACACCTCTTGTGATAAGACACCAGGGCCACTTCCAATCTCTAATACTTTTTTTATATTACTATTTTGTGATACTACCGAACTTACTAGTTGTGCTTCATACTCGTATCTATTTCCCCATCCTGGCTCTTTCAGCCTGTCAGCTGATGCATCTTTCCACTCATCATGCATGTTAGTATCAAAGTCATCAAATGTAAAGTCCCTCTCAAATCTCTGAACTTCAGGATTTAGTCTAAAAAGATCTTCCATTACCAAATAAAATTCTGTTTATAAAATTGTACAATTCCCATTATCTCTTTATCAAACTCCCTCTCAGGTTTCCAGCCAAGCGATCTTAGCTTTGAATCATCAACTGCATATCTCACATCTTGACCCGGTCGTGTGTATTTAAAGTCTACATATTCATCAGGCTTGACATCTGCTTCCCAGTAGCACTGAATAATTGATGTTATTGTTTTCATATTTTCCTGTTCAAAGCCGCCACAAATATTGTAAATCTGATTAATTGCTTTGTCACCTGATTCAATTATTGTTGTTATTGCATTTGCAGTATCAGCAGCATGAAGCCAGTTTCTTACAGGTTTTCCTTGTTCGTGTATTGGTATTTTTCTTCCCATTGAAAGATACTTACATGTTTTTGGTATTAGCTTTTCAGGATACTGCCATTTTCCGTAATTATTTGTTGGACGAACAATAACATAAGGTAAACCATAGGTTCTTCCCCAAGCAGTCACCAACTGATCAGCAGCAGCCTTCGTTGCTGAGTATGGATTACTCGGCTTAAGCATGTCATCTTCTTTGTGCATGCCATCTATAATATCACCATAAACCTCATCTGTGCTGAAATGTAAAAGTGTTGGCATTCTATAGTTTTCTTTTGTTCTGATTAGCTTTAGTAAATTGTGAACACCACCAACATTTGATTCTACAAACTTATTGGCATCAACTATTGAATTATCAACATGTGTTTCAGCCGCTGTATTAATTACATAATCACAATCATACAACCAGTCTAGTTCGTTGATGTCTTTTTTCTCAAATACAAAGTTCTTATATTCTGAAAACTCGTTTAGTATTTCTGGATGTCCTGCATAAGTGATATTGTCTACACCTCTTACTTGCCATCCTAGCTCTAAACATGCTTTTGTTACGTGGGAGCCTATAAATCCTAGACATCCTGTTACGTATACTACTTTCACTCCATTATCTCCTTTGCAACTTTTTCTATATAGTCATAATGTTCAGGCAAAGCACCTGGCCACACGCCTAAGAAGAAAGTATCGTTTGTAACTTTAGTTGCAACTGGAAATGCCTTTTGGACATCTTTGTATTTCTTTCTTAATTCGGCATATGCCGGGTGTAGTAATGCGTTACCTGTAAAATAGCTTCTAGTCTGTATCTTTGCTTCTTCTAACTTTGCGATCATCTGTGCTTTGTTTACAGGCGAGCTATCTTTAACAGTTATTAAATAACCAAACCAAGACGGGTCTGCTCCTTGCATAGTTGTTGGTAACATTAAATGTTCTCTATACTTTCCCCATATTTCTGTCTGTCTAAAATAATTAAGCTTTCTTTTTGCATGCATTTCTGGTAACTTCTTAACCTGTTCTAAACCCATTGCTGCTTGCATATCAAGTGGCTTTAAGTTGTAGCCCACTTCATCAAACACATAACGATGATCAAAAGTTGCTTGTGATCCTGCATCTTTAAACCATTCAGAAAACCTATTTCCGCAAGCAGTTCCTTCAGTAACATTTCCTGGTTTTTGTGTATTGCAGTAACACGCTCTTCCCCAGTCTCTTGTTGCTGCAAGTGCAATCCTAACTTGATTATCATCTGTTGCAATAAAGCCGCCTTCTCCCATTGACATGTGATGTGCTGGAAAGAAAGAGCACGTTGACATTAAGCCAAAACTACCTAGTGGTTTTCCTTTCCAAGTAGATCCTAATGCATCACATGCGTCTTCTAAGAATATTAGATCGTATTTCTTAACAATATCCATAAGTCTATCCATGTCTGGTGGATTACCGAGAACATGTGCAAATGTGATACCTTTAATTTTAGGATTCTTTTTCTTTCTATCTTTTTCCAAAAGTTTTTCTACTTGATCTAAGTTAGGATGAAGATTGGGTAACTCTACATCAACAAAGACAGGCTCAAATCCATTTTGCAACATTGGATTTATTGTTGTAGGAAAACAAACAACTGGTGTGATAAACTGATCGCCTCGTTTTAAGTTATATCTACTTTTTAGCCTATTTGATTTTAACACACTCATCATTAATAGATTTGCAGAACTTCCAGAATTAGTAAGCGATCCGTATTTTTTTCCTAAATGTGGAGCAAACTCTAATTCGAATTCTCTTGCTCTTTCTCCGTATATCAACCATTCATCCATTAGCCTTCCGACTCCTGCTGAATACTCTTCACCATCAAAGTAAGGCCCTGAATATTGAACCCAGTCTTTTCCTGGTTCCCATGTTTTCATTGCATGCTTTTGATTTATGTAGCTACGAGTATTTCTTATTATTGATTGCTTCTTTCTTTCAAGTAAATACTCTTTTAATTTAGTTATCATGCGAATTCTCCATAATATCCTACCCAGTATTCTATCATTTCATCTAACATTGACTCAAATGTGTATTCTAATTCTAAGCCAAGAACTTTTTTAGCCTTTGATGGGTCACCTTTTAAATGCTCTAATTCATCAGGCCTCCAAAACCTTTCATCTACATCAACATACTGTTTCGGATCTAAGTCTAATGAATTAAACACATAGTCTACCAAACCGCCAACTGAATTAGAAACACCTGTTGCACAGACAAAATCATCTGGTTCATCTTGCTGCAATATCATGTGCATTGCTCTTACATAATCTTTTGCATGACCCCAGTCTCTTGTTGCATTTAAATTACCAAGTAACAATTTATCAGAAAGGCCGTAGTTAATTAATACTGCTTCTTTTACTACTTTATTTGTAACAAAATTTGTTCCTCTTCTTGGTGACTCGTGATTAAACAAAATACCATTTGCAGCAAACAAATCATATCCAGCTCTATAGTTCTTCATTAAATTATATGCAAAAACCTTTGCACACCCATAAGGACTTGCAGGATGCATTGGTGTAGTTTCTCTCTGAAAACCATCTTCATCCATAGAATTACCAAACATTTCTGATGAGGATGCTTGATATATTTTTGCACCTGGACATACTAGCCTTACAGATTCTAGTAAATTAAGAACACCCATTCCTACAACATTACCTGTGTAGATTGGCTGATCAAATGATATTCTTACATGTGACTGTGCTGCTAAATTGTAAATCTCATCTGGCATAACTTTCTGCAACACACTTATAAGTGATGCCATGTCTGTCATGTCTGCATATTCTAAATTTATTTTATCAAAGATATGCTCTATTCTTGCAGTTTGATTTTCTGCTACAGAGTTTCTCTTTAATATTCCGTGTACTTCATATCCTTTTTCTAGCAATAGCTCTGCAAGGTATGATCCGTCTTGACCGTTAATCCCAGTAATTAGTGCTTTTTTCATTTACTCCAACCTCTCTTAAATGGGCTTTTTAAAAAATGTTTAAATCCCTTAACAACTTTTGTAAAGAATATATCTTCTTCACCTCTAAAGTTTCCAGCAATATTTGTTGATCTTCTTCTATATTTCTTTGGCATTTTGTTTTCCTATCTTGATAAATTAACGTAACTTGGCAATCCATTATACATGAAGTCGCTAAATTGGTCTTTCATTTCTTTGGCATCTTTTGGCCTAAATTTCTCTATGTTTTTAAAAGAGTTTAGGTGTGTTCTATCATCTATTCCCCAGTGTGAAAAGCCTAACCCACCATAATCTTTGTCCCTACCAGATCCGACTAATTTAACAGGTATTAGCTCATGATCTAAAAAGTTTCTTAATAATTCAAAAGGTCTAAAAATTACAAACGGTGTTATTGAATAACATACAGCTATCTTTCCATCTAATGCTAATCCTGTTGCCATTCCTACCATTAATTGTTCTGCTGCTAGTGGATTAATAACTCTGTCTGGATAGTCAATCCTGTGTTGATTGAAATGTCCGTAACCTAAATCTCCTAGTATCAATATTACATCATCATTCTCAGCCATCTCATCATACATCAATGAACTGAATTCTTTTCTAACACTCATAATGACGCCTCCTGTATATCTAGACTATGTAATCCTTCTTTGTAGTCTTCTTTACTCATAATATGATAATGTGCATTTATGCCTTTTAAGAATGAGAAGTGATTAACATACGTGTAGTGTATTATTATGTCAGGTAAAAATGCTTTAAGTCGCTTTTCTAAATAAGGAACATCAACAGCATCATAAGCTGCAAGTCCATTCATATTGACATGAACTTTTATATTTCTGATATTGTGCTCGTAAATAAATCTTAAGCTTTCCCATACAGTTCCTTCTGCTGCTTCACCATCGCTTATAAGCACATGAACTGTTCTACTAGTATCAGCAAGTGCCCTTCCAACAGCAACTGTAATTCCTAATCCTAAACTTCCTGATGAGCAGTAAATTTTATTTTTTTCATCTAGATGAGGATGTCCTCCGTGCTTATTAACTAATTCTTGTGCATCAATTCCGTAGTGCTTTTCTATAACAGCATAAAGTGCATAACCTAGATGTCCGCATGATAAGATAAAAATATCATCTTTGTCCATACTTGTGTGTATGTCATCTATTATTTCTAATCCAGAAAAACAACTTCCTACATGTTCTTCATTGTTTCTATAGTGTAGCTCTAAAAGACGCTTCTTTAATGTAACTGAGTTTGACAATTTAAAAACCTTTATTTTGTTTATATATATCTTTTAAAAATGCGTTATTTAAATTTTTATTCGTCTTCAAAACCTTTATATAATTTTGGATTCTCTGCAACAGGGTTAAACTTTCCATTGCACATATTAGTAATAATTTTATCGATAGACTTTACTAGCATTGGCCTCTTCTGTTTAAAAGTAATATCTGCTTTATCTTTTAATTGTTTCATTTTATTACCATCTGTTTCCAATGTCATTGCATCTTCCAGATACCAAAGTCTTATATGTGTTATTACTAATTTATCTATTAGTTCTGAAAAAGTATCGCTGTGTATGTTGTCATATTCAGGAAATTTTGTCTGATCTAAAACTTCTTTTACTTTTTCTTGTATGTATTTATCTATTCCTGTTCCCATAGTTCCTTCGCTAATTTTTCTGGTTCTGGTGGATTGTATTGCTTATCACCTTTTATTATGTTTAATTTTACATTAGAAAAGTTTAGACAAGGATGAAAATAAGATGCATCTCTTTCTTCAGGCACATCTGACAGCATACCATTATTATCAATCATACTTAACACTGTTTTACCACTTACATTACCAAAAGATTGTACGTAGTGACAAGGACCTGAAATTGTGCTTATAACATGCTTGCAGCTTGGATGATGCACATAACTACAATATTCTTTTAGCGTATCTACATACTCAATATTATCACTAATAAGATACTTTGTCTCTTTTCCAAAAACAAATACTCTACTAAAATATTTTTTTGCTATGCTTAAAAAGCGAGTCCAGTACTCTTTGTCTAAATTCCTTCTAGTGTCAGATCTTTTCAATCTAGGAATGCAAATTAAAAAATCATCTAATTTTTTGTCAAGAATATTTGAATCGTATTTTATATTCTGAATTAGTTCTTTGTCTCTTTCATAATTTCCATAAAGAGGTCCTTTACTATTTGTGTAATACGGGAGATCTGCAATATGTTTGTCAAAGTTAACTGGTGAGATAAAGTCTAGAGCATCTATATCTTTGTGTTGTGTGTCGTAGCCTCTGTCTCCCCAATACTTTTCTTCAAAGTCCACAACAGTATCTACTAAGTTCTCATACAAAAACTTTCTCTCTGGGAGTGTCACAACAATAGTTTTCCTATCTAACTTTCCTCTCTGAAGCTTATCGATGAAAGCAAGTCTATTTATGATGAGCTCTGTTGCTGCTTCTGTCTGATCAGCAGGAGTTCCTGTTGTAAGTGCACCGTTACCACTATTATAGTTTGTTGTTCCTTTTGAAAGTATTGCGTATTTTTTAGCCATTTACTCTAAATAGTGTGTCTTTATCTTTTATCCTACTGTAAGTTAGTTTTATTCCTTCTTCTAGCTCAGTAAATTTAAAATCATTTAAGATATTGAGCAGCTTAGAAGAATCTACATCTTTTCTAAACTGACCGTCTGGTTTTGTAGAATCATAAGTTATTGATAAGTTCTCTTTGCCAATTGCTGCCTTTGCAATTGAAGCCATCTCTGCTATTGAATAATTGAAGTTTGGAGCGACATTATAACCACCAAAAATTTTGTTTTCTATAAAATATAGAATTACCTTTGCTAAGTCAGCACCGTACATAAACTGCCTGAGTGGCTTTCCTGTTCCCCATAATTCTATGCTGTCATCTGATTCGTGAATTTTTTTAATCAGCGCAGAAACAAAGTGACTGTTGTGCTCTGTGTATTTATCATACTCGCCATAAAGATTGCATGGTATTAAATAAGACCACTTCTTGTCATACTGTTTTGTATAAGATTCTATCTGAGATGCTGTACATCTTTTTGCTAAACCATACGTAAAGTTACTTTTTGGAGGTGGACCATTAAACAAATCTTTTTCTGTCATTGGGTAATTTTCAACAACATCAGGATACACGCATGTACTCAGCATTGTTATTACATTTTCAACATCATATTTGTGACAGAACTTAAGAACATTAGTATTCATTAAGATATTTTCTTCTAAATATTCTACAGGATGTTTCATGTTATCAAGTAAACCCCCAACTCTTGCAGCTAAGTGTACAACAACATCAGGATTTGTTTCTTTTACCATAAGTTCTGCTTGTCTACAGTCAGCTAAATTATAATCTTTAGATGATAGGTATGATGCGTTTGGTAAAATTTCTCTTAAGTGGCTTCCTACTAATCCGCTACCACCTGTTACAACTATCTTTTTATTCATTTTATTCTCCAAATAAATAATCATCGACAATTACATAGTCTAGCTCTGTATTGTCTAGGACATGAAGTGCATCTTCGATCTTTGTCAAAATAGGATTGCCAAGTATATTAAAAGAAGTATTTAAGATAACTGATACATGTCCTTGATTATCTAATTCTTTTAAGATTTCATAGAATCCTTTGTGCTGATCTTCTGTCACTGTTTGCAGACGTGATGTTTTATCGATATGTGTTATTGCACTTAACTCTTCTTCATATTCTGCTTTTACTGTAGGAGCAAAGCTCATATACTTTGACTCAAATACATTATTAAAATATTTAGAAGCATTTTCTAGTCTTGCAACAGGAGCAAAAGGCCTGTACCATTCTCTAAATTTGACTTTTGAGTTTAGTGTATCTTTCATGTCAGGAAAAGAAGGGTCACAAATAATACTTCTGTTTCCTAATGCTCTTGGACCTACTTCAGAACAACCTGTAACCATGCCTATTAGTTTGCCACTTTTTAAAAGAGAAACTATTTCTGGTGTTTTAATTTTTCTTGCATTTCTTTTAGTAACGTAGTCATCTAATTTGTTGTAGTCAAGTAATTCCCAGCCATTGTAATGTAGATCTTCAGGGTGTATTTTATTATGAAGTAAAAATTGACCGAGAGCAAGACCACAATCATTTGGATTCGGTGGAACATATAATTTTCTTCCTGTGATTGACAATTCTTCATATAATATCTGATTAAACAATACGTTCAGTGCACAACCCCCTACTAATACCACATCATGATCTTTGTACTCATCGATTAATGGACTTAAAATATCCATAGCAATTGTTTCAAAAACATACTGAGATGTTGCAGCTAAGTCATAACTATTCATACCTTCTAGACTGTCAAATGATAAGTCTAATTTAATATCCCTACCAAGTGTTTCTAGTGACATATGTTTATAATAGTCATGCATTGGTTCAACCCAATCTTTTCTAACTTCACCATAAGCGCATAATCCCATAACTTTTCCTGCATAAACCAACGAATGCGCATCGCTGTCAGGGCCTGGCTTTATTTCTGATATAGGCATTCCGATGTGTCCGTAAGCAACCCCTAGATTTATAAATTCATATGTTTGAATTGTCTTAATTTTATCATCTTCTGCTAAGTAAGAAGCTGTGTATATTATTTCATCAAAATCATTTCCACCTCCGTCTATTGATAATATAATTGCTTTGTCAAAGCCTGACTGGAAATATCCGCTAGCTGCATGTGCTCTATGATGCTCCATTCTTATAAACTCACATTTTGGAAAATGTTCTGCTATAAAGCTTATATCTTCAGGATTTAATTCATTGTAAATTACAGTTGCAATCTTTTCTTTTGTATTTGCCTTTATGTACTCGAGGAAAGCACTACGCTCTTCGTCATTGCTTCCCATCTTTGGACCTCTTGCATCCATTTTCTTTTTAAAAGATCCGTAACGCTTGTTAACAAATCTTTCATACTCTAAAACTTTTATATTGTCATCTTTGTCTATGAAAGTTGCTGCTGCGTCATGTGATCCATAAATACTTAATACTTGCTCTTTACTCATGTTTAAATAGCTCCGGATATTCAGTTTTTATTATATTTTTATAATACCACTCTTCTGGTATTTCATAATCTTTTGCTTTTACAAAGTTGTCTAACATTGCGTCTGTCATATCTTTGTATTTTTCTACTGATAGATTCTTAATAATTTTTTCGACATCATACAGTGGAGGTGTGTTGTTTAATATAATCATTCCGTCTGTATTGAAATACTCATCAACATTTGGACATCCCCAATAAATTGGTATTGTTCCTGTCAGAAAGGGATCTATTAGTTTTTCTGTAAAATAGTCATTTGTTCTTATATTTTCTATCACTATTGTGAACATAAAATCTGTAAGTCCTATCTCTTTATATTCTATTGGTGTTGGTGATCCGTTTCCAAAAAGCTCCAATCCTGCAACGTTGTTCGCAATATCATGTCTCAACATGTGACCTAGTTCTTGTTTTTTATTTGAGTAAATCATTGAAACCAGTCTACGCTTTTCTTTTTCTGCATTTTGGTTTTCTTTCTTTATCCATCCGCCACCAAACGGAGTAAACCTTGCCTTATCAGGATATTGCTCTATCAGTGACTTATCATTTGTCATTATTAGATCTAAATCTTTTACACTATCATGAAATGATTGTGGGATTGTTCCAATTCTCTCGATCAACCATCCAATCTTTATTTCTGAGTTAACAGAGCTTACATTCTCAGGAGTTATAAGAGAGTCAGTGAATATTGTTATGCCCTCCCAGTCTCTATTTCCTCTGACGTACTTTATGCTTGTTGGTTTTTTAATACTGTTTGGGTGTCCAGCCATAGAGTAATGACCGTCAGGTGTTTCTAAGTGCCCGAAAGAGGCGTCAATTAAATTAATTGTTACTGGATAGTTCATCTATTGTTTTCCACTCCTTTGGAAATAAATCTCTTGTGTTTACTGTGCTTGGCTGTGAGGGACCAAACCACTCATTAGGTATAATGACTTCTTTACCGTCGTTAACGTTTAAGAATGCACCCCACCAACTAAATGTTGAATTTGCTATTATGTTGTGATTGCACCAAGTCATTATGTACATATCCATCCAGTCAGTCTCTGCTTCCATATAGTATATGTCAAATTTACCATCACTCAAATTTTCTTTACACCATCTAATATCATCGCTAAAGCACATAAATCTAACATCTTCTCCAAAGTATTCCATTGCTTCTAAATAGTATGATGCTGGAAGAACAGTGTGATAGTCACTCAAATTTACAAAGTCTCCTCTTCTTACATGAAGTGAAACTGTTTTCTTATCAAATAAGTGACCGTATGTATTACTCATTGCAACTTTTTCTGCTTCATTTGGTGAAAACAACTTGACAATATCATCTTTGTATTTTTCAAAATATTTGTAAGACTGATAATAACCGTCTACGTAAATTCTTTTGTTTAAGAATTGTTGTGTATCTATAGGTTCATAATTATACTGCCCCTCTTTAAATAAGAGTGCATCTTCTCCCATCTGCTGTGTCTCAGGAAGATTTTTAAATATGTTTAATTTATAATTTGTTGGGTGTCCATGCAATGTGCCAATATGAACATAGTCTACTGCAAACTTAGATTTTACGTCTTTTGCAAAAGAATATGATGCAGCTATTTGAAACATCATGTTTCCAAGACCTCCTGCAAGCTTAGGCACTACTAATCCGTTGTCATCTGCAATCTCTTGGTAAGGTAACTTTGCTCTGCACTCTGTTTCCATTTCCCAATGATTCTCTTGTGATTGTCTTTCTGCTGTATTACCATCCGCATCTTCCCCGCCATTCCAAACATAGCTTGTAAAGTCCAATACACCAATTCTTTCTTTTGGACACATTTCTAAGCAAGGGTATGATGTTGCAAGATCTTCTGCATGATAGTACTCATTTGTTTTTGTGTACCTTAAGTCTTTATCTTTTATTTTTTCGTACAACCACCACTTAAAAGATCTGAGATGACTTGCTCTCCATAAATCTTGCCTATAAGCATTCATTGCATGAACGTTAGGTGGGTAATGTGAATTTTGTGGATGAGCCTGATCTATTCTATCTCCACCTCTCCAGCATACCATTCCTCCGTATGTCATCCAGATTTTTTGATTATTGTAAAACTCATTTACTTTTTCTAAAACACCTGCATGCGGCAACCAGTCATCCCCGTCTACAAATAAAAGTATTTCTTCAGGATCATTAAAAAAGTGTGCTAAGTTTTTAGGTGCAACATTGTAAGGCCTTTTTCTATTAACCTCATTATTTTGAAGTGTCCACTTAGGGTCATCACCTACTAATTTATGATATAACTCTTCTGTATTGTCTGTTGATTTGTCATTTATATAGAGTACTTCATAGAACGCATAGTTTTGTTCTTGAATACTTTCTATATTTGTCTGTATCCATTTCTCATTATTGTAAGATGGGACTACTATTTTAAATTTATTGTTCATAATTCCTCATAAAATTTTTAAACCATACATCTTCTGAGTATTCTTTTTTGTAAAACTCTTTAGCTTTTTCAGAAACGTCATTTCTAAAGTTTTCTTCATCTCTTAATTTTACTGCTAGTTCAACTGCTTTTTCTACATCATCATTTTCAACTGAAAGATCTGGAAAGCATATTCTTTGTGTATCAACTTTTTGATTTCCTATGCAGGGTATTCCCCAATAAGCACAGTTTAAACTAAATGTTCCTGCTGCAACTGTTGGCATTAAGTGAACTGCATATTTAAAAGTAGATAATGTTCTCATCCATTCAGTCCAATTCATTCTTGGTAAATGCTCTAACTCTTGTATTCTTGCCTCATCTTGCATCATTGCATGTGAAGTTTGTGTGTACACTTGATTTCTAAAATGAGATGCTACTGTAAAGCTTTGAAAACCTCCGTACCATCTTGCAAAATTACCACCAATGATAGTTTTATCTAGCTTTGGTCCATTCATGTCTTCAACATTATCTGTTATCATTAGTGTTCTCATGTCAAAAACTTTCTTACCTGGAAATAATCCTTTGTAAAATTTAACGTCTGATTTGTTATGAGCAAGTATCATGTCAGTTTGACTTAACTGGTTATAAAAACCGATCTGCTCTTTAATATCATAATCATTAAATAGCCAGCAAGGACCTTCTTGCATATAAGCAACTTTTTTATTATTTGACTTTAACATTTTTATAAAATCGTATGTTAAAAAATCACTTATAGGATTTTGTTGATCTTCATGCATTCTAACACCAACTGCATTTTTAAACACCAGGCCTTTCGGTAATATTACAATTACAAGATCATAATTCTGTATGCTAGCACCTGCGTCAATTGGATAGTGCTCTGCATCTAATTTGCACATCCATGCAAACTCAGTCCTCATATTATGGTGTTCTCTTCCTACCTTTCCTCTGTTTGGTAATTCAGATGTAAATGCTATCTTCAATGTATCTCCAATAAGCTCATGTCAAATGGTGGATTTTCAACTAATAATTCAGGGTTTCTTATTGCCTTTTTCCTGATGTGTATTTTTAAATTTCCGTACTCGTACTCACCAAAATCATATTCTTCTATTACCTTATTGACAGTGTGACATACTTCTTGTACTTCTCTTACCCATGCTTCTTGAGTTTCTGGAGTTGGTGGTGTTCCTGCAACTAAGACTTTGTACTGATTTTGCTTTGGCAAACCTATTTTTATCTTACTAGACAGATCTGTCTTATTGTAATATCGGCTTGCAACTTTCCAATCATTCTCAGTAAAACCGAGCAGCTTATTTGCATATATATGCTCTTCGTCTTGTAGCTCTGTGATATACGCTTGTTTTATCTCATGCTTAGGTATCCACACTCTTGAGAAGTACGGTTCTATTTCTGCTAATAAAGCTAAGCTTGGTGGAAAATTAAAAGCAAAGTCACAGTCGTATTTGTTTACTTTTTCTGTGTGAGAAAAATGTCCCCACTTTCTTAAAAATCTTCTTAACTCTATAATGTCTGCGCTCTGTTGTATTTGTACTCTTTCTTGTGCTTTGTTATTGTCACTTTTAAACCAATCTTTTCCTCTAGAAGTAACACATGTAAAATGATACACTATTGCACCAAAAGTCTGTTTAATTTCTACACCTTGATGTCGAAGCCTCATTAATAAGTCACTGTCTTCTCTAGACCTTCTAAACATTGTGTCATAACCGCCTGCATCTTGCCATGTTTTTTTATAGAAAGTAAACGGTGCAAAGAAGTACTCCATTGTTTTCTCTTCTTTACTTTCTTTTGCAAAGTGATTAAATTTACTAAAATCAAAATCATCAGGCTCTAGTCCAAAGTCTTTTGTAATGACTTCTTGTGATGTTCCGTGCAAAGGCGGCTCTATTCTTGTAGAGCTTAAAATTTGATTAGGTTTTACATACTTTAAAATATCTTCATCATAATTTTCTGAGATAACCATGTCTGATTGAAGGTAACTTACGATTTCATGTTTGGCTAGTTCAACTAATAAATTGTTATTTCTAGCATATCCAATACAAGGCTTTACTTTATGAGTAACAATTTTTAGATCTTTAAACTTGCTTTTTTGAGTTTTTAACCATTCTGCTGTTCCTTCATTATCTGAATCAACAAAAATTATTATTTCATGAGCATCTGATTTTAAGTTGATTATCAAAGACTTTACTAAAAGCTTAAGATGATTAAGCGTGTCATTTGAACAGTTAATTAAAAAACTAATTTTTTGCATTCATTGCCTCCAAACCTTTTGATAAACCTGCCAGTTTATCTTTCATAAAAATTTCTATGTGACTTAATTGTGTTGAATTGCCTGTGTATTCATCTCCTGTTGGATTTCCAATTACAACTTTTAATTCTGGCCTGTACTTTTCTTTTATCATATTTGCAATATCAGAAAGCTTGTGTTTTTCTTCATATACACAATCTATATCTTTTATTCTTTCATTGTATGCAGATCTGCTGTCTCCGAGACCACCATCAATTAGAAACTTACATACCCTTGCAACGTCTTCAACATAAAAGAAGTCAAACTCTATATCATCTGCTACAATTATTTCTTCTCTTTCAAAACATCTTTTGATAAATCTTGTTTCCATCTCATCAGGCCCAAAGCATCCATATAATCTTAAGTTGTAAGAGTTTTTCCTGCCATTTATTAATCTTGTAGTAATTTTCTTTGCTAGTCCGTATGCAGTATTTTCATTTCTAAATTCTGCTCCTGAGCTGAAGTTTATTAATACTTGTTCATCATTTATTTCAGACATTAGATTCTCTATCATTGCCATATTATCACAAAAAACACTTTTATCATCTACGTCTTTTCTATTTCCGCCTACAACTGCTGTATTTATTATTACATCATAAAATTCTAATGCTCTTCTATGTATGCTTTCTTTATCTAGAAGATTTAGTTGATCTTTTCCTAAGCAGTGAACTTCATAGTCTCCTCTTAAATACTCATCTAATACTTTTGCAACAAAACCGTTGCCTCCTGTTATTAATACTCTAGACATTGATATTCTCCTGTAATCCAATTAAGTACATCTATTTTTGGCTCCCAGTCAAGTAACTCCATTGCTGTTCTATTATCTGAGCACCTCGTCTCTCTCATCTCTCCTGGTGTTGCTGGAATATATTTTGTTGGATAATCTTCACCAAATGCTGCTGCTAATTGATTTATTGAATAATTTTTTCCAGTTCCTAACTCCAGTGTCATTCCTGAAAACTTCATGTCAACTTCTCCCCACATTGCCCTTAGACATTTTTCTATTGCTTTTCCAATATCTTCAGCATGAATAAAGTCTCTTCTTTGTTCACCATCACCTGTAATTGTTAGCGGTCGTCCTTCTTTAAACAGCCTGTCAAAAACTCCTAGCACATTACAATATGCACCCTCAGTTGCTGCGTGAGGACCAAATACATTATAAAATCTAGTTATGCACGAAGGGACATCGTATATCAAGCTATACATTTTTATAATTTCTTCAGCCTGATGTTTTGTGAATGTGTAAGGATTTGCCATTATATTTCCATGCACAGAAGATGTTCCTGCGTAAACTACTGGGATCTTATTTCTTCTTGCATCTTCCATTATATTGACAGTTGCAGCAACATTATTAGAAAAAGTCATTCTTGGCTTTTCAAAAGAAGGTTGTATTCTTGACATGCCTGCTAAATGTATTATTGCATCTGGCTTCTGTGCAAATATTGATATGTACTTTACAGTAGACAGATCTAAATCGTAATATTTGCATCCTTCTTGTTCATTCTCTTTTTTCCCTGTTGAATAATCATCAATTGAAGTTACATCGTAACCTTTCTTTAATAAAACTTTTATAACATTTGTACCTATAAAACCAGCGCCTCCTGTTACTAATATTTTCATCTTAATATCTCCGCGTATTTTTGATTTTGACTTTCTTGTTTTTGTATTGTTTTTGGGTGATACAAACACCACTGTTCTTCATAAGGTAAGAAAGCATCTTTTTTTGCACCGATAAGCCTTTCGTGAACTGGTCTTACCCATTCAATATGATCTGCATTCTTATAAATTCTCTGTTGAGGATCTGGCCAGTTTACCCATCCGTTCTCTTCTACTCTCCAGTTCCACATTTTAATATGATCATCTGTAAGACCTTCTACTGTGTTTACTCTTGGCACCCAATATAGTTCTACTTCTGGATTTGTTGATATAAGAGCTTTGATATTCTGCATTAAAAACTGATTTGGTATTTCATCAGCATCTATATTAACAATCCAATCACCACTGCATTGTTTATTCATAAAGTTTTTATGAACTGAAAAGTCGCTATACAGTGCATGCTCTACAAATTTTATATGATGCCATTGATCATGTATGTATTCATCAAAAACATTCAATGTCTTATAATCAGAGTGATCGTCGATAATTACTAATTCATCTTCAGGGTCTTTATTTTCAAGTATAAAGGGAATTAATTTTGCTATTTCTTTATGTTCGTTGTGTGTTGTAACCGCGTAACTTATTTTCATTTTCTTCTATATGTCATCCAAAGTTATATTTTTAGGTTTGTATAAATCCTTTGCTAATTGTGCTTTAAGCTGTTTTTTCATTTTTTCATTTTGCTGTTTCAAAAAAGCTTCATTGGATTCTTTAATTTGTTTCTCAACCTGTGGAGTGGTTGCATCTTTTGCTTCTTGCGTAACAAACTTGCTAATATACTCGCTTGGCCAATCATAATCCCTATCTCTAAAAACTGATGATCTTTTTAATATATCCCAGCTAAATGTTCTATAAATTGAATTCTTTTCTAAAACTACTTTTAATTTGCTATAACTTTTTTTTGCATTGCCTCGTGATAAATTAATTCTGTAGGCTTGGTCACCTATTGCATACTTTTCTGTTCCTGTTCTTTTTAACCCTAGATTTCTTTGCTCTTGATATGAAGAGTCATCTTCACTAGTCATTAATATTGCAGGTCCTAGTTGTTTAAATATTTTTTTTGCCTCTTCAGGTCTAATTTTTCTATTCCCTCTAGGTCTTGGAATAGCATCAAGTTGAAGTGCGTGTATTAGTCTTATTTTTTTACCATCGTTTCGAAGATACATGTGTCTCATATTCAGTATCAGGCATGTCCTATTTCTACTTTTAGCATCTTTCTTCTTGCCCTTGTAACGAAAATTTACTATTTCGCCTTCTAAAATACCACCCCACTGTGTTCTTTGCTTAGCCATCTGTTATGTCTTTTGCTATTCCCATTTCTTTGCAAGCATCTAAAAATGTATTATAAGTACTTGCATTTTCTGTGTCTAGCATTGATGAATAGTTCGGCATTGCTTCTCTCTTCTCTTCAGGTATAGGGATAGTTTTGGCATATTTCCATTGCCACTCATCTTCTGTTCCTTCTGGATAAATAATACCCAGCTTGCCCATATTGACAACAGAAGGACGCCACCAAATACCTTTTTCTTCGTCAAATTTTTTCAACTTATTAATTAAGATAGTACCGTCCTGTTCCATTTTATCTTCATTGTCTTTTGTAAATCTAGAATCACTCATAAATCCGCAATTAAAACACATATAGCTGCTATACTCTTCCTGCATTTCTTCGAAACAATGGTGTTCACTATTACATATCGGACACTTAATTACTCGTTCCATTATATTTTCTCCAATTTAGGAACATTTAGCTTTGGAAGTTTAACACCTACAGTCTCTGTAAATGCTGGCAAGTGCTGATTTAATATGTTACCCAGCAGCTCTGTCATTTTCTTTAAGCTAAATTTATTTCTGTTTGATCTAGATAGTTTTCCTGCTAGCTTCTTGTACTGATTGTAGTTCTTTTTAGTTTCTTTCATAGCTAATCCAGCTTTTTGAATATCTACTTGAAACCATTGTTGTTCTTGAACCCATATTCCTTCTTGGAAACCACCTTCAGGAACTGGGATTAGATTACCTTCAAGTAATCTTGTATATTTAGGATTTAAGAAGTCAACATGACCACTCCAATTAGGAGCGATAACAGGCTTACCTGATAGTGATGCCTCTAGAAGTGGCCTTCCATATCCCTCACCGTGTGTAAAAGTTATATTTGCACTTACTTTTGGATGATTGTATAAATCATTCATTTCAGTATCATGAAGATCTCCGTGTAGCAAATAAACATTTGGGATGTCGTCATTAATAACAGATGTCCTAATATCATCTATTCTCCTTAACATATCTTCTCTGTCTAATCTAGATACGCTTGCTCCGCTAGATTTTAGTATAAGACCTGCACCTTGTTTCTTTTTAAATGTAGACATAAATGTTTTTACTAAGTTACCTACATCTTTCCTGTCCTGTCCTAAGTTTCCACCTAACCAGTGGCCGACAAATAGAAAGTTAAATTTTTCTTTTACATTGTCCATCTCTTTTTTAAGGTCTACAGAGCATTCATTTGTTTTATGAAATATATTAGTGTCTGCACCTTCAAAAAATGTAACTATTGGTGTGGTTGCTGTGAGTGAAACACCGGTGTCATTATTCTTCCATCCTGAGTTTCTCATTACATGTGCACCAAAATTAGAGCTGCATAAAACCAAATTCATTCTGTTAATTCCTTCTATCCAGTTTGAAGGTATTATTGTTGCTTCTAATCCCGCAGTAATTCCTATATTATATTTTCCGATCGGCTGAAATTCATTCGGTATAACAATATGAATATGCACATCAGGAGTTCCTCTGTCCCAAGGCTTTATGCACTCAATTATTTTTTGATCGTTTGGATCATCTGAGTTCAATGCATTTTGTGCAGTTGCTCCCCACGGAAGAGCGTTTATTGTAACATCGTATTTGTCTAAGCCTATTAGTGACCTAACAACATCTCTTGATCTTGCACCGTAACCTGACCTTGTTGCTACTGGTGCTGAAACTAAAACCGTTGGCTTCATTATATCTCCTTCGTCATAGTTAAACCATTTTCTTTGATAACTTTTCTTCTCCAGTCAGTTCCATTTACCACAACCATTCTAGGTATTGGTTTGAAATTGTCGATTGTTTGTAGAATATCATGTGTAAATCTCTTTGACATTTCTGATGCTGTAAAACCGTATTCCGGATTTATAACATACTCATATCCTGCTTTTCCTCTCGCTTTAAGTTTTTCACCTCTTTCAGACCAAGCATTTTTCATCTGTATTGCAACATCTTGCCAGTCTGGTCTGTCATCTGAAATATACGGCGTAGGGATTGATCCTTGAATAGATCTACTAGTTGGCCATACTGGAAATGCCCATTCGCCATGATCTTTGTAACGACCATCATGATTAGATCCCCACTCAGTTGTGTAGTCTTCATGTGTTAAATGAGTCCCATCTTCTTTTTTAAAGCCACAGTAGTCCTGCATACCGCCAGACACGTTTACAATTATAGGATTTCCTACCATCAAACTCTCTGCACCAGAAAGTCCAAATCCTTCATTTGAACTTATTAGTATTCCAACATCACCGATATTATAAAGAATATTCATTACTTCTCTATCATACTTTGTTGTTGAAAATATCACATCGTGTCCATTTCCGAGCTGTCTAACTACTTCAGGTAGATCTGTTCCGTTTTGGTCTGCAGGATCGCAGTGCATTAATAATGCACATTTTTTAGCCTGTTCTTCTGTTAAAGAGTCACAAAATGCTCTGTACGCGTATACAATATCAGCAGGTAGTTTTCTCCTGATATTTCTTGCATTATAAAATATTACAAAGTCTTTTTCTTCACCTTTGAATATCTGTTCTTTTAATTCTGCTTTTGCTTTTTGTAATTTTTCATCACCTTCTGGAATTGGAAAGTAGTCTTGTTCACTTATTCCGTGAGGAATATAAGTAACTTGCCAATCTTCATATGAAGTCCTAACATTCTTAACAATATTAACTGTTTGCTTTGATATATTAAAAAGTGCATCTACAGAATCATAATACTTCTGATTCCATATTGGGTAAGGTAAATCATCCCAGATGTTGTAGTACATAATAGGAAGATGTGACCTGATCTCATGTTCCATCTGAAACAGCCATTCCCAGAATCTTGGGTCTGTATAGATCATTAATCCTTCTATTTCTGGATGTGCATTGAGAACCTGTCTTACAAGCTGTGGACTTCCGTAACCACTGCAAGGATACATCCTTACAAAAGCACCTGGTACACCTGTTCTTTGTTGTGTATCTGCATCTAGATCAATTGCTTTTCCTTCATCAGGATGCGTTATTGCACCGCCTATCTGTACCCAGTTAAAATGGTGTACTGTTCCCATAACAAACTCTTTAGACATGTTTCCTACACCTGAGGGCATTCTTAAATCATCACTCAGTAGCAGAATTGTTTTCCGCTTGTTTGCTGGGAGGACTTCGTATCCGTTACGAATATCTCCTATCTTTAACATTTAAACTCCTATCAATAACCGTTTTTGTAATTTTCTTTTAACTCTTCTGTGGATTTGATTTTACTTGCGAAATCTTCGTCATTTAAGTAAAGCCACATTGCTCTATTAACTAATTTCTGAAGTGTAACATTTTCCATTCGTCCTTTGTTTTTGAATCCGTTGTAAACTTCAGTTAATAACTTAATAGATGTGAGCCTCCAAATATCAATACTCATACTTATTTCCTTTGTTGTATATACTATATATATCGTGTAAAAGTGGAAAGATTATTTTTTATTGTAGTCAAAGTCGATAGAATCATTTCTTTTTTGCTTCTTATTAGAAGTTACTTGTTCTTCGTTCTTTGACCTCATAAATCTAAAATGATCAATGATAAAATTCATTGACATTATAACATTTGTAGGTGCAGGCGCATTACATGCAAACCTATATCTTCTTATATGTGCAATATCAGCAGGTGTGAAAGAATCTAAAAATACACTCTCAGACTTTGCTTTTTCCCATAGTTTAACAGTTGTCTTTAACTGCAAACTATCAGCATGCTTATCTGCTGATGCTGCTATTTGTTTTAAACTTTTTGAGTCTGACCCATGAAAACAGATCATAAATTCTCTTGCGCAAGCTTTCTTTGCTTCTTTTATATTATTCCATATAGCACTTTCATATTCTGTGCCTATAAAATCTTCGCCATTTATTCTAACTATTGGTATCATTTCTTCCCCTTATCACATATTTCTGGTGATTTAGCAAATTCACACCATTTACATTTTGTGTTTACACCAAGCTTTTCATATGTTGCTTCTGTCTTGTAACTTCCATCTTCATTGAAACATTCATTAATAAATAGGTCAACTTGTTTAAAAATTCTATTAATTGACACACCTGCTGAAGGAGGTTCAAATCTCTGTATCCACTTTACTGCCAGTCGCCTTTGTCCCATACAATCCTTTTAATGATTATAAACTCCACGTCAACCATAGATATGTCTACATTATACTTATCAGCAATAAACTTCTTATAAAATAATAGCTGGCCTCGCTTCATAGGATCTGTCTTTTCTTTTTTCCATCCCATAGTAGAAGTTTTAAGATCAATTACTTTTATCTTTCCTGACTTTGTATTACGCATAAGAACATCAATATAACCTAACACTCCTACACTTTTGTATTTGTCTTCTATCGGAACCTCAATTCCTAATAATTCCCAGTTCTTTTTTGCAAAATAACTAGCTCTATTCTTCTTAAACCAGTCCAGAGCTTTTGCACCCTGTACACAGAATTCAGTTAATTGTGACTGTGTGGAGAAATGCTTTCCATCTGCATTCTTAACGCCTTCACTATAAAAATGCTTTAATTTGTCTACGAGCATATTTGGCATGTCTATTTCATCAGCTTTTTTAATTGAGTCTTCATACATTACCGTCAAATAATGTTGTAAAACTTCATGTACTGCTTTTCCGTAAACTGTGTAAATAGAGTCTGTAAACTTTCTATTCTTATCAATATAATTTAGTTTCCATTTAAATGGACACTGTGTATAGATTTGTACTTGAGACCAACTTATTTTGTTCATGATTGTACCTTTATTCATGATAGAATCTAAGCCTTTTTCGTGTTAATGTAAAGGACTTTTTTCATAAACTTATAGATTCTGAATAGCAAGTCTCATTACAATAGTGCTTTATAGAGCATTTTTCAGAACCCCTTCTATCAGCCCTTAGTTCTTTTTCTTTTTTAGGCGGTTGAATTTCAAAACTAAAACCCTGAGGAGGAACAACAGTCCTTGTGTAAGGCAGCCATGCCATCTTTCCGCAACTTTGACATTTTCTCCTAATTTGTGGTCTTTTGTATTTTCTGGGTCTTCCCATTATAACTGTCTCCTTGATTTTTGTACTACATAATCGTAGTGGTTTTTGTTTGAATTATATAATGCTTGAACATCTTCAAATTGAAAATGCTTCTTGCAGTAAAGTGTCTTTTTATCTAAATGATATAATAGTGGAAATTCATTATAGTCATGTTGTGATTTTCTCTGGTCTACAAGCAAAAAGCTTTTTGCATCTGCATGTGCACATGTAATTTGTGTTAGTATAAAAGCCAAACAGCAAAACTGGAATATTAACGTGGGTATGTATCTATTCACTTCTTTGGCTAAGCTTTCGAAGCTTATAAGTACGCGCTTCTTTTTCTTTTGTCAAAACATAATCTCTAACTTGTTTACCTAGCATCATATCATTTGGATATTTGCTTACTAGTTCTTTAATCTTCTCATACTGTGTATTCATCTGTCTCTAAATTTTCCTTCGATTTTATCTGCTATCCAATCAACTACATCTGTAGAAACTGCTAACAGACAGATTCCTAATGCCCATAATAATCCTTCCACTACTTACCCCACTTTCCTCTTGCAACAATTGCTGCCATAATACCGTAATTTGATACATCAAGGTAAGCATCTTCCATAGATTCTTCAACAGCAGCTTTTCTTCCTCCCAGCAACAGTGTTTTTAGCCTTTGTATTTTATCGTTCATTCTAAACCATAATCCTGTCAGAGATAAGTTAATTTCATCTTTTGTTGCCAATTGTGTTCCAACTGAAATATTCCCTGGACCGTAATCATGTTGCTTCTTGCAGAATAAATCAAATTGTTGTTTTTGAATTATTTTAAATTCTGCTATCATTTTAGGATATGCTTGTTCTAGAACTGATTCTGCATCAGCCATTGTCATATCATTTTCTGTAACACTCATTATAACTCCTTATAAGCTCTCACAACTTATGTTATTATCGTTTAAAAACTTTATTCCTTCTATAATTCTGTATTCATCAATATACCAGACTTCTTTTATCCCTGATGCAACTATTAATTTTGCACAGTCAATACAGGGAGAAACTGATGTGTATAATACAGCATTTTTTGTTGATACACCACTTTGTGCTGCATAACCTATTGCATTAACTTCTGCATGTAATTCATTTAGAGGAGACCAGTCTTGATGACTTTTGTCATTTAGTGGTAATGCACCCCATTCATAAATGTGATCACAGTGCTGTTTTCCTGCCGGTACGCCATTCCATCCTGTAGATATTATCCTTCCGTCCCTTACAATTACACATCCGACTTGTGTTGATGCGCATGTTGACATTACCTCTGTTCTTTTTAATATGTCAGTAAAATAACCTTTGTAATTTGGCAATTTAGCCCTCTTTAAGTCTTTCTTCTACTTTTTTAGATTTATTTTTAAACATATTATAAACTTCATCGACTGTAAATCCGTTTACAATTATTAATCCTAAAAGAAACTTCATCACATCAATACTTTCTTCTAAAAGTCTATCTCTTGCGTCTGTAGGTAGATTCATCTTTTTATGCATTTTCCAGTCAACCTCATTTAGTACTTCAGTTGATTCTGCTATTAAAGCAAGTATGTATTCTTTATTCCACTTTACTAGCATGTGTTTATTATTTCTGACTTGCTTTAGTGTAAGATCTTGCTTTTCTTTAAAGAACTTTTCAGTAAATGCTTCTTGTATTTTGTAAATTTCTTCTAACTTATCCATCTTCTTCCTCTATTATGTGTGCAGAATGCATTGATATATCAAGAGACATTTCATCCTGATCTTCTATTTCTAAATGATTTTTTACGAACCTTGACATGTAAATTAAGAATTTTAAGTCAAATGAAAATGTATCGATTGTATTTGAAGATCTGCATGTTGCATAAAATGATAGTCTGTCCTTCCTAAACATTGTGTGGAACAAAGATATGCATGTTGGTTCTGTATGTATAAATCTTCTTGTTGTTATTGGTTTTTGTTTTGATTTATACTCATTCTTTCCATTTACTTCTTTGTCTATGTTTGTTATAACATCATTTAGAATTTGTTTATAATACTTGCCTTCTATTTCGTCATCCATAACATCTTTAAGCAATTCAACATCATAGCTTTTTAAGTCTACTTGAAGTTTGACAGGATGTGCTTCATTATCTGATGCAGATGCTATTTCTGCAATATCGTTTGCAATGCTATCTATATCTGATGTTTCACAGTCTGCTAGCCATGCGATACATAGTGCAGTTATCTCTTCTACTGATCCTTCTATATTTTCTAGCAATCCCATAGTAGGATAATCAGAATATAGCTTTGCATTTTTCTTAAAAATCTCATAAAGCTCTATTAGAGACTTTTTATTTTGTTTGTCATCACCTCTCTTGTCGTATCTTTCAAGTATGACATCAAGTGGTGGTATTACAACAATCATTCTGTCATTTAAGTTTTGAAGCCTGTCTCTTAATCTTTTATGCCAAATATCAGTATTTCTACCGTACATTTCTGCGTAGCAAAGCATACTAAGTTCAGATCTGTCCTGTATGTTCCACCTATAACCTGTTGCTGAGTGTATTGCTTCAAAAAGAGTTGTTTTTCCAGATAAATCTGGACCTTCTAGTGTAACATTATTTAGTCTAAGCATATTATATGTTTAATTGGCTTATTTTTGCACAACTCGAAGACATACCCCATTGTGGGTCATGATGAACTTCGCCTACGCACAAAGTATATTTTTCAGGTTCTTTACCTTCAAGAAAAGTACCCCAAAGTCTTAGCCATCCTGTGTTATTTAAATTATCCATTATTTTAAACCGCCAAAACGTTTTACCGTTCTTCGTTTTCTTTTTAATTTTATCAACTAAGCAAAACCAAGACATTAATTTAGATCCTGGTGGTATTGCCATTGTAGAAGTTACATTATGAACATTAATTTGCTGTATTACTTCATCAGGAAATAACAATTTTCCATTTGCTGTTTGCGTCATGTCCATATAGTTTTCTATCTTTTCAATTCTTGTCCAATCTTCAACATCTTCATACTTTGCAACTAGTTGAGTGAGTATTTGTTCAGGCTGGATACCTTTTTTAGTTTCTCTTGCATATTGAGTTTTTGTAAGACCGTATGGACCTTTTCTAAGCTGTTCATAATTCTTTTCGTCTGTTAATATTAATTGAAGTTGATTATGATTCTTTATTTCACCATTTTGTAATTCACCAAAAGATGAAAATGCTTCTACAGCGCACAATGATTTAAGTGCAGTCTTATTAAATTTTGACCATCTCCAAACGCCATCACTATCCCATAGAAATTCTCTTAAACTCTTAAATGGTCGTTTTTCTATTAACTCATTCATTGCAACGTCACCAACACCTTTTACAGATGAAAGCGGTGGAACAAATGCTTTAATCTCAGAAGAGTATTCCCATTCCTTACCTGAATAGTTAGCGTCTGGATCAATAAATGAGTAGCCATAAGATTTTATTTCTGCTATTGTTTTTTGTAGTCCTTTTGGGTTGTTATTTTCAGACTGTAGTACTGTTCCTAGCCATTCTTCTTCATGATATGTATGCAACCATGCTGAATAGTAAGAATCGATAGCATAAGCAATTGCATGTGACTTATTAAAACCATACACTGAGAATGCTTCGATTGTTTCCCATAATGCAACTGTTATTTTTTCATCTATATTGTGAAGTTTTTTAGCACCTTTTACAAATTTTTGTTTTGCCAATTCTCTTTCAGACGCCTTACCATCTAATGTGTCAAGTGACTTCTTAACAAGTGTCTTTCTAAGTTTATCAGATTCACCTGGAGTAAATCCTGCTAGTTTTTGTGCAAGTAACATAAACTGTTCTTGAAATATTACAAAATTAAAAGTAGGTCCTAACACTTCTTTGATTACTGGGTGGTCGTATATTATATTTGCAGCATTCTTCTTAGCTTTTACAAATTTTTGATGAACATTAGCTTTTAATGGTCCAGGCCTGTAGATTGCTGTCAATGCACCTAATGTTTCTATGTCTGTTGGCTTTGCATTTAAGCAGAATTTTCTTGCACCTTCAGCTGTAAACTGGAATATTGCAGTAAACTTTCCTTCTTCATAAACATGTTTCCAAACCTTTGGGTCTTCTTGAGTATTTGTTCTACAATTTAAGTGCTTATCAAAGAAGTCTCTGATTTGTAAGAATGACGGTTCTTTTATTCCTTGCTTTACTAATATTCTTCTAATACAGTTTTCTACATCTTTTAAAAGTGTTAATCCTAAGAAGTCAAACTTTAGAAATCCGTTATCTTCAAGGTGTCTAAAATTCATACCTTCTGTCCACGGAGTTTGAAGCTCACCTCTTACAGAAATCAATGGCATACAAGATTCTATATCACCTTCTGTTGCAACTATAACACCACCTGCATGTCTACCTATTGACCTGTTTTCCATAAAAAGAGTTTCTACATGCCTGCCGACATCTTCATGCTTTTCCATAAATTCACGATACTTTTTAGAGTATTTCATACAGTCAGCATGTTTTAGAACAAATACTGATTTTTCTTCATCTTCGTTTCTTGCATGAGGCATTACTTCTTCTTGCAAGCCATTCATAAGTGTATTGACATCAGAAAACGGTATTCCATAAAATTTACAAATGTCTTTTACGAGAGATTTTAATTTAAGTGTATTGAAGTTTGATACTGGTATAACAGCATCTTCACCAAACAATTCACGTGATGCTTCTATTAATGCATCTCTGTCTCCAGCATCTGTATCAATATCTGGCCATGAAACTCTGTGTCTTCCTAAGAATCTTGACCATAGCAAACCGTAAGGTAGGGGATCAATCTGTGTTATTCCTAAAAGAAAGTTTACTAAACTTCCAGATCCTGATCCCCTGCCAGGTCCGAAAAGAGTCTTATCGCGTGCCTTCTCAAATATTTTGTACATTGATATAAAATAAGACTCATGTCCTAAGTACTTAATGTCTGCTAATTCTTCTTTACACCTGTCGATGTATTCTTGTTTTTTGTCTAGGTCTTCTCTTACTAAGCCTTCTTTGACTAGATCAACAAGCATATTAAATGCAGGTTTTTCTGTTGATCCAAATGTTGGCAACTTCGCAGTTTTATCAATCCACGTGTCTTCACATAAATCCCAAGCAATATCGTGAGTTCTGTTTATTGAGTCACGAACATCTTCTTCATAACCTTTGTAGAAGTCGTATTCTTGGTAGTTATCACTAAATTCATCCCACATCTGCTGTGCATTCTTAGGATATAGCAAGCATTTGAGATCTTCTTCTTTTGGCAAAACCATTTTTGTAGGATCATTGCTAAACCAGCCTAGTTTCTTATATAGCTCGCGTGCTTCCCACTTATCAGGGCTAGGAAAATGTGAATCTGCTGTAGAGATTAGCTTTATACCTGTATCCCTAGAAAGATCTAGTAACATTCTATTTGTCATGTGCTGTGCAGATAATTTATTGAACTGTAGCTCTAAGAAGAAGTTTTCTTGTCCAACACAGTCAACAAAATAGTCAGTCATATTTTTTAATCTACCCATTACTGTATTATATTTTAATGAGTCGTTCAATAAGTCTGGGTGGAATTGATCGAATGTCTTGTCTTGAAATTCATTATAAATAATTCCAGATGCCAAACCACCAACACATGCAGTAGAAACTACAAGTCCTTCACCGTGTTCTTTAAGCATTTCAAAGTCAATTCTAGGAAACCTATAAAAGCCGTGTTTGTAAGATTTTTTAACAAGAGTGAAAAGATTAGATAAGCCTGTTCTGTTTTTTGCAACAACAACTAAGTGATAATATCTCTTCCATGCCGGCTTTCCTTTTGCTGATCCTTTTGTTTCTTCTTCATCTTCTAAAACATGTCCGCCGGCTTTAATCTCAGCCTCTGCTTCTACTATGACAGGAGACTTAGAAAGCTTTTCTTTCTTCTTTGCATCTCTTTCAGCTTGCACTGCTTCACGATGATTTTCGTACTGTTCTTTCCATGTTTTTAATGAAGGGACAAAATAAAACTCTACACCATATAACTGCCTGTATTTTCTACCTGTTTTTTTCATTAACTCAGCATGTTGATTTGCATGTGCTAGACCGGAACCTTGTCCATGATCTGTCAATGCCCAAGAATCTCCTCCTTGTGCCTCACTAGTTATGAAGTCAATATGCTCTTTTGGATAACCTAGACCATCAAACGTACTGAAAGAAGTATGCGCATGAAGTCCAGTGAATTGTGTTGGTGGTTGTATATTTTTCAAAGACACGTATTTTTACCTTATTTATAGTTGTAACTTAACACTTTTTCATGAATAAGTAAAGGACTTTTTTAATAAAAGTCCAATAAATTTACATTTTTTTGTTTTGCTTCTTCAAGATACTGAAGTGGGTTATAGCCCACATTTCCTTGTACAGCATGACAGATACTATTCCAAGCATCCCTCAGACCTTGATCTAATGTAAATTTTGGCTGCCATCCTGTCATCGCCTTGAACTTTCTAGCAGATAGCCTATGGTGACCTAAGTAGTCTGTCTCTGGATGCCAAGTAATTAGCTTATTTAGATCTTCACCTGCAATTACTGACATCATATCAACAATTTCTCTTGTCACAATTGGTGTTTCTGCAGCGACATTATAATCTTCACCTCTGTGATTTTCGTTTGCACAAACAATTGCAACTGCATCACAAAAGTCACTTACATGTAAATAGTCTTTTATCTTTTGAGGATCTAAGAACATATCTATATTATCTTTTTTAGCAAAATAACCATAGAAAGTTTTTGCAATTAAAGAGTTCATGTCTCCTACACCGCCAAATGCAAAAAGTGGTCTAACAATTGACCAGTCATTTGCGTAAGACTTGACAAGATTCTCACCTAATAATTTTAAGTGACCATAGTAAGTATGAGGACCTCTTTGTGAACCTTCTACTATACTTTCTTCTTGATATTTAAACGTATCGTAAATTACAGATGTCCCTAAATAGATGATTGGTATTTTTAGTTTATTCGCAACTCTTGTTAAACTGTAAGTGCCTGTTACATTTGAGCTTGTTGCTCTTTCAGGATCAAGACCTACAACATCAGTTCCTACAACAGCAGCATTGTGAATTAAAATGTCAACTTCTAATTCTTGCAATACTTTCTTCCAAACATCTTCACTATTTGTGTAAACATCTAGTTCGTTATTATTTGTAAAGTTTAAGTCTAAATGTCTTTCATCTGTAAATACTGTTTGTATTCCCTGCCGCTCTAGTGCAGCAGGGAGATTCTTTCCTATAAATCCATTGTGTCCAGTTATAAATGCTCTCATTTCTTACCTAAAAAGTCATATCTTTCATATGCTTGTCTTCTTAGGTCTTCAATTTCAGCATCAACTTCTGCTATCTTTTCCATGAATGTATTTCGTCCACCTTCAGTACCATTTAGATCTTCACGTGTTGACTGATATAAGAAGTCGTTTTCATTATATTCGAACTCATCAGAATCAGCATCTGGCCAGTATAAGTTTGTGCCTGTACCAGTCCTTGCTGTAGAAATATAGTATCTTGCAGGTGTGTGAATATCAATACAGTCAACAATCATTGGATATTGCCTGACCAATTCTAACCACATGTAATAAGCAACTAGATTGTCTTCTGTTGGCTGGATTTGCTTGTCAATGCGTGTCTTAATAAAAGCCATTACATCTCTTATGTTTCCTCTTGCCCAGTAAAATGTGCTTAAGCACTTAGGTAATATATGTCTAGCATCCATAACAGAAATCTCTTTAGTGTCAACCATATCTGCATATAATTGCTTTGTGTCGTTAACTAATTGTTTATAACGTTCTGCCATTTCAGGTGAGTTTATTATTGCATGTGGTATAACAGCATCATCATTTCTTTGTGATCTATCACCTGTGCACTGTGCTGAAAAACTAAATGCACGGTGTCTAATTAAGTGTGTAACAAATTGTGTGTCAACACCTTCAATTGTAAAAGTACAATTAATTGTTTCGAATGCTGTTGGTAATAGTTTACCATTAAAAAGCATCCAGATCATTTTATCTTTTTCATAGTTTGATAATGATCCCTTGTTAAATGGTTGTTCTGCCCATGTAGCTGTGCAGAAGTCTGGTATATAGTTTCTTAATTCTTCTATAGACGGACAACTTACTAGTTTTGTCTTTATAGAGTCTAAGTGATCATGAAACTCTGTTTTTATCGGTTCATCAAACCCCAACCCAGTTGGAAGTTCAACTACTGATAGTTCATTATTAATTGGCATTTTTTATTCTCCTGTATTTTTGTAAGTTCTTTTCACATTCAATTACACGTTTTCCTGCGTTTGTTGCAACCTCTGTCATATATCCTTTGTTACCAAGCTCCATTTCAGCATGAGCATATTGTACACAGCTTAAGTTGTCTGCCATTTTTACAACTAATGCTTCTACAGAGTCTTGGTCTTCGAATAGCTTAAATGTATCATACCACTGCGGGTATCTTTCTTTCATAATAACATATTCTGCTTTTACAACCTCTTCAGCTAACTTTGGAAAGTTTCGCTTTACATCATGAGTCACATCAGAAAGATGTAGTTCTGGTATGTCGTGTATTAAACACATCTTCAGTGCTTTTTCTAAGTCAAATTCATAATCATCATGTAGTTTAAGTGCTAGCACAGAAACAAAATAAGAATGTTCTGCAACACTTTCACTTATGATTTTAAATTTATTATTATATCTTGTGAGTGCTTTTAAGATATAGACATCATTAACAAAATCACTCAATGAAACCGACATATTCTTTTTCATATGTTAAATCTTCCATTATACCTGTTACGTGTTCTTTTAACTCTTCAACGTTTGTTGCTACAGCTCTTCCGCTGCGTGATAGCATAAGATTAAAATTTCCTGTCAATCCTTCTGCATAATAAATGATAGGTACATTAGAAGCATATGAAAAACCTGCTTCGAATATTGTTCCAAGATCTTTATCACGTGTATTACAAACAACAAAGCGTCCTTCTGTGATTGCATCAACGTTGCCTTTGAAGATCATTTCTTGTTCTTCTGTTGTTGCATCTCTTTTTGCTACAATTTCATCTTTAGGTGAAAAGTAGTTTACGCCTAAATCATCAAGCGCATTTTTTATGTTTTCTAAGTCCCTAGCTTGGTTCTCATTAAACCAGCCGCTAGCAATATAACAATCATGCATTTAAAACTCCTTTGTGAATTAATATAACCATTTGTAATATATATACTCTAAATTTATCAAAATATATATTTTTTTTATTTTTTTAAAATTTCTAATTTATACCACTTTTTCTTTGGTGCACCTTTTAATTCATCCCATTCGTGTAATTTTTCAGATACGTTTAAATAAAAGCTTAATCTCTTCCACACGCATACAAGTGTGCATTCTCTTCCGAAAACAATACCACATATAGCCCTATAGTTATCTTCATCTGGATACTTTGGGTCATATCCGTAGTATTTATTCCACCAAATATCAATCATTTATCTGTTTAAGCCCTGTTAGGTCGCTGCTACTTCTTATTTTATTGCCTAAGCCGTCTATCATTTCAATATTATATTTTTCCATTATCTTAGTCTCTGGTATTTCTCCATTGCTTCTATCACCACCGTTTGCGAATACATTAGGTCTTATAATTGCTAAAGATTCACATACAGATAAGTCTGTGTCTATGCTGAGAAATGCTGAATCAACTGGAACTAGTGCTTGTACTATTCTCAGTCTGTCATCTTCATTCATAAAAGATTTTCCCTTTTTTAATTTACACTGATAATCATTATTTACGATTACCGTTAGATGATCGCCAAGTTCGCTAGCTAATTCTATATATTCTAAATGACCTACGTGTAGTGGATCAAAATAACCGCTAATTGCTATAGTCTTCATAATTTAACCTTATGTTATGTTGTAACTTAAGCCTTTTTTCTTTAAAAGTAAAGGACTTTTTTTAATTATTTTGCTGGGGTATAAGGATTCGAACCTCAACTGCCTGGACCAAAACCAGGTGTCCTACCATTAGACCATACCCCAAATAACATTTGTAGCCCGTAGGAGAATCGAACTCCTGTTGCCAGGATGAAAACCTGGAGTCCTAACCACTAGACGAACGGGCCATTAATTTTGGTCCGGCTGCTTCGAGGATTTATCCTATCTTAGAGATAAGTACCTGGAAGCTAGCCGGTAGTGGAGCTGACAGGGATCGAACCTGCGACCTCCGCAGTGCAAGTGCGGCGCTCTCCCAACTGAGCTACAGCCCCAAATTTCAATTAGAAATTAACCGAAATTCCTACATTAGCATATCTTGGTGTTCCAAGAAATACTTCTGCGTTATGAGCAGCATGAACTTTGTCACCATACCCATTATATTGACTATTGTCAACAGCATCTTGTACGTATACTCCGTCAAGTGCATTAAATACATGAGCTGATATTGTCATATCAACTGCATCTATTGGAAGCTTATACGATAAGTGTAAGTCTAACTTACCATAACCAGGTGCTTTCCAAACCTGATCTCTATCTGCATCACCATCTACTTCACGTGAATCAGGACTCCAGTCGGAGTAATTATCATCATACATTCTGTAAAGAGCTTGCATGTTTAGGCCTTTAATTGGCTTGAATGTTAATCCACCAACATAAGCTGTTTGCGGCATGTCACCAACCATAAGGTCATTAAGTGCATAAGAATACTCAGATGTTGTCATACCAATTACTTCACCGTTCTCATTGAACTCTTGTTCTTGATATGTACCATCAGCGTCGCCTACGAACTTCCAATTACCTTTACTTAAAGCTAAATCAATATCTAGCATTTCGTGAACAGCAATTTTACTTTCCACTTCCCAACCAGTATGATTTTGTTCAACTCCTCGTAAAAAGATAACATCAGTATCACCAGAATCGCCTTGACCTGTTGAAACAGCTTTAGTGATATTTCTATCAATCCAGCGTGTGTTGTACTGACTTAATTTAACAGCTACTTTATCACTGTTATACTTTCCACCAAATTCGAAGCTTTTAAACTTCTCATTATCAGGGTCAGTAGCTACTGTTCCATCATAGTATATGACGTTGTCCATAATTGGCGGCTTTTGAACGTATCCGTAATTAACAAATCCAGACATACGATCATCTAAATTGTAAGTAGCACCACCTTTTAACTGAAATGTAGTTATAGCATCAGCACTTATCTTTTCATTAGCCACAGTAAAGTGATCCTGATAGGAATAAGCTATAGTGGATAAACCACCCATACCGTATAAACTCATTTTGTCAGTTGTGTACTTACCTTGTGCAAAACTACCAAACCAGTCTACTGTTGTAGTGTTAAAGTATGCGATTTCATCACCTAAACGAACAATTTTACCGTCTTCGGCATTGTCGTCTGCAAAATCTACATAATAATCACCACCAAGTAGGTCACGTACTTCACGCGCGTGTTCTATTTCAGCAGTTCGCCAATCAATACCTACTTGAATCTCTAACTCATCTGATACATCATAATTAAGTTTAGAAATTAATCCATAAGTGTTTTGACGATTAATTGAATTACGAAGGATTCCTGTTGAGCGATTTTCTGTATCTGAAAAAGCAGAATCTACATTTGCAGAGTTCTGTGCTATCTCAGCATTCCAATCCCATTGCCAGGGTGAAGATGCATACCATCTTTCTCCTTCTACCGCGGGTGTTCTACTTACGCTACCATAAGTTCCAGTTCCTCCACCAGAGCCACCACTCCAATATAGTACTGAACTTAATCTTGCATTGTCATTTAAAGTTAAAAAGTGGTTTAAGTTGACAAGAGGCTTGTGGAAATAATTTTCCCTTTCATTAAGCATGCCAGCATTCATTCTATCTGTAGTGTTTGCACCATACATATAAAAATACTGTTTTCCTTTATAGGATTCATCCACAGGTGCCCAGTTCTGGTTAAACAATCTACCAGCTTCAGTTTCAAACTTCTCACCTGCAACATAAGCAGAGTCATTATAACCATCAATGTCTCCTGCTAGATCTTGCGAGTAAGTCGCTATATTCTGCTTGTATAGATTTTGACCATGACGCTGTGGTGCACCAATAGCGTATAGTTCGAATCGTTGATCGTCACTGACTGCATAGCTTCCACCTAAGTAGTATGCCCATGCATCTGTCCAAGTTCCGTCAATGATTCCATCACCTGTCTTTTTAACGATTGTTCCGCTTAATGCTAACTTATCGCCAATAAGACCTGTGTTGTAATTCATAGTAGTTTTTACAAAACCACCAGCTCCAGCTTCCTGCTTAACTAACCCACCTTTTTCGTGAGCAGCAGGATCTGTTATTATGTTCATAGTTCCACCTATAGAAGGTGTTGCTAGATTGACTGCTGATAAACCTCGTTGCATCTGGATAGAGTTTGCAGCATCTGCTACACCGTCCCAATTGGACCAATAAACCCAACCGTTCTCCATATCGTTTTGAGGTACACCATTAATCATAACAGCAACATTTCTTTGGTTAAAACCACGAACATTGATACGAGCATCACCCGCACCACCACCTTGTTGAGTCGCATAAACTGACGGTGTCATATTAAGCGCCATTGGAATGTCTTGTGATCCAAGACGGATTTCCATTTCAGCTTTATCAACCGTAGTATAGGCAACAGGTGTGTTTTCGTCTGCACGAGAAGCCAAAACTTCTAATGCTGTCATTGCAACAACGTCAGATTCCATAATAAAATTGACGCTTGACACAATATCTCCAACACTAACTGTTTGAGTGTTTGAGATATAACCAATGAAGGAAGCAGTGATGTCATAGTCCCCAGAAACGACGTCTATTTTGAATTTACCTTCTGAATCGGTAACTCCTCCAAGATCTGTTTCTTCAACTACTACATTAGCTCCAACAAGTGGTTCTGAGTCTGAATCCAGTACTACACCTACAATAGATTGCGCGAACAATCCTGATAAGAATAGTAAGGACACAGCAAGATTACGATAGTTCATAATCTGTCTCCTTGTTTTTGATTAGTAAGTGGCACATTTTTCTACAGGTGTGCCGTCTGCCTGTCCGCTTTTTGTGTAAATTTAAACGATGCATACATCGCCATCACAAAACTTTTCAGCTTCTGAATCTTCGCCTTTCATCTTTGCAAAAGATAAGTTCTTTAATTTCTTACTCATTTTATTGTAAGTCTTCTCATCAATTGCTTCATAAGGCATTTGTTTATATGCACCCATGTCTAATCGAGGTAAACAACTTATTCCCTTTAACTGATATTGAAAGTAATTCAAACACTGTTCTAATTGATCTGCTTCTGTCTCTGGATCAAATGTAACTGTACAACTAACTTGATTATCTGCCCAATGTCTTTGCAGTAGTGCTGCTAAACTAAATTGTTCCCATACAGTCAATTCCTTTGCAGTTCTTATTCCATCACCGACATCTATTGGAACTTCTATGCAAACAGTAGAGTCTTCAGAACCAAATGCAGGTTCTATTGTATATCCTGCGTCTTGTAATGGCTTAAGTAGCTCTGACTGGTTTGATAATCTCATTCTTCTAATATAGTGTCTTGATTCAGGATAGTGTACACCTGGCGTTGATCCTGCAAGTAGTGATACTGTTCCACTTGGCTTTACAGATGTTGTTTTTATTGACTTAGGAATAGCTAAGAAATCTGAATAGACGTTATCTAAACGTTGAATTTCATCATATCCTGATTCTAGCCAATCTCTTAATTCACCAACACCTCTGTAAGTTAAGAACTGTGCAACTCCACTAACAGAACATCCTATTCTTCTATTACGAAGCATAACTCTGTTTGTTTCTGGCCAATGTGTTTTTCCTAATGTAACTGTCTTTGCATATAAGTACGCATACTTTAATGTCTTTTTATAATCTTCTAATGATTCATGTTTATACGGAAATGTTTCTACTAAGCAGCATAATTCATAAGATTCCAGTGTTTGCTCTAAACAAGGATTTCCACCCATTGCTCTATGGTCTTTGTTATCTTTACCATTTTTCATTCTAGAGTATTCACGCATATTATCTAGCCATGCAAATCCTGGTTCACCATTCTTAACAACTCTTTTACAAGCATCAGAATAATCCATTCCTAGCTCTGCAAATATTGAATTATTAGATGTCCATCCGTATTGATCTCTGTGAGGGTTTACTTCATAATCTTTTAAGTCCATGTATTCATCAGAATAAGGGTCACCGAATACGATTTCAGCTGTGCGACGTACGTTTCCTGCTACTACACACTTCCCGATGAGATTCATTATGTCTACAATTGTCGTAATTGTAATTGGTGAACCTGCATTTCCATCTAGAGTTTTTCTTATAGTTTCATGAACTTCTCTTAAAGGGTCAGGGCCACTTGATTGTCCCCCAAAACCTTTGATTGGTACACCAGCTGGTCTAATTTTAGAATAATCAAATGTGATTGCAGATGTTCCGTGAAAATAAGAATCAATTAATGCTGCAACTGATTCTACCCAGCCTTCTCTTGTGTCTGGTATTGTAATTACTTCAGGATCTCTTTTTTCTGTAGGACCTTTTACCATTATTTGGTCAGCACCTTTTGTGTCAAAGCCAACACCCACACCTAACATGCTTGCATCCATTAAAAATGTGAAAGGTTTTGAGCCGTCATCTTTTATAGTTTCTGTTGATACAAATGCACAATTATTAAGAGCAGCATATAGATTTCTTTCTTCTGTTATTGCTGTTCCCATTGCCCATAACCCTCTGCCTGGTGGTAGAAACTTCATGTTAAATATTCTATCAAACATTTCTTGTGCAGATTTTTGTGCTTGCCACGGGTTCCAACCTAACTGATGTGATTCAATATGGTCTTTTTGCATAGAGTATGTTCCTTCTACAACCCTTTGTACTGTTTCCCACCATTTTTCGTTTTTACCATTTTCTTTTAGCCTAGAATATGTCCTCATAAAGACTAATTCTCCTAAACCATTAAACCCAAATGGTGCTTTTTTTCTTTTATATTTGTCTATGAATGCTTGTGAAAGCTTAAATTTATTTGAATCCATTGCAACTTACTCCTTTAGTAACATGTTTATATTTTGCTATTCTAAATAAGAAGATATAACTAATTTGTCTCAAAATTTTTCCACTTTGTGTCATCTTTTTTCTCTTCATTATTTCCTTTGAGGTCTTCGTATTTTTTAGCTAAAAGCTTTCTTGTATACTCATTACCATTGTCTTGTTTTTTCTGTTCAGCTTGTCCATTAGATGAAGATGAATCATATATGTCCATCTTGCCAATCGATGTATTCATAGTCAAAGGATAGGTCATTCCGTCAGGTCCAAACCTATTTTTTATTACGTGTACACGTCCTGTATTTGCAATTTTATCTTCTATCTTTCTAGAAAGTGACATAACAAAATCAGCTGTCATTATTTTAGAATACGATTCTGCTATCTTTTCTGCTCCGATTACTTCATCTTCCAGTGATGATCTATTTGACTGTGATGCTGTCCACACTGGTATTTGAAATTCTCCACTGAGCCCTCTTAAATCTTCGTAAATGTTTCCCAATTGATGTCTTACAGCTGCATCTCTTGCAGCACTAGTGTCCCTTAATAAATCAGCATAATCAACTAATATTAAGTCAGGACTATTTCCCATAAGCTCTATTGTCTTTAAATGTGTGTGTATTGTCTGAACAGTTGCACCTCTAGTAGGGAAATATTTAATAATTAAATCACCCTTACACATCTTCTTTATTTTTTCTTTTACTTCTTCTTTGTTGTCTTTAATATTTGCTACAGGAATTTCAGAAAATATAGTTGCAAATCTTAATCCTACGTATGCTTCATTTAGCTCCAACGTGTAGTGAATTACGTTCTTGCCTGCTTTAAGTGCATTAACACCAAGCGCTTGTAAGAACCAACTCTTACCTATTCCTGAAGGTGCAACAACTACACCTAATTCTCCACCTGCAAGACCTCCGTCCATTATTCCATCTATTGGTTCCCATCCTGTTGGTGTTGTATCTCTGTTAATATCTTCTAATATAGAGTCAAATTCTTTTACATATTCTAAACCTATGTCTCTATGAGTTCCTGCTCTCATTGCATTGTCAACAAGTCTTTTTATCTCATCATACTGACCTTCTTGTAGCAAATCAACTGACTTTACAATTGCTGCTTTGAGTGTTTGATTTTTGCAAAAAGTTATTGTTTCATTTTTGACAAAGTCTAAGTCAGGTGCTTCTAAGTTTTTTGTTACTTCACGAAGCTCATCAACTATTGAATCTCTGAGTAGTTCAGCATTGACTTCATTTAGTTTAATTTTTAGTGTCTGTAGTGAAGGTGTTAATTTATATTCGTAATAATAATCTTTGATAGTTTTTATCAACCATTGTTTTGCTTCTGTATCTAATAATTCTGGCTGAAGCATATCATAAATTGTTACTGCGAATTGTTGATCTTCTAGCAGACTAGTAATTATTTTAGTCTGAAATACTGATCCGTACTTTGTTAGTGCGTCATTTATTGGTGGCATTTTGTAATATTAATTCTAATTTGTTAAAACTGTCTTGCAGCCAGACGTCAGGATTTCTGATTGCATGATCAATTGTATCTTCTAAAAACATTTTATGAATTTTATATTTTACTAGTCTTCCAGAACCATTGTTTACTTGATCAATTATTTGTAACTTTGCATTTCCAGCAATATCTACATCCTTAAGTTGCATTAAGTCGTAGTTTCTTTCAAGTAAATCTTTGTGTTCATCTAATTTTCTAACATTTAAAAACTCATCTATATTAACTATTTCTGTATCTGTCAAAAGAGGAAATTTTTTCCTAATTGTTTTTAGACCTAGTCCTCTTACTCCCGGGATATTATCTGACTTATCCCCATCTATAATCCTGTAGAAAACAAAGTTCTCTGCTAATATTTCAAATTCATCTTCAAGACGTTTTCTATCATATAAAACCTTTTTAGTAGGCGACCAGACTGCTACTCTATCATTAACCATTTGGTAGAAGTCTTTATCTGTCGACATTACTGTTATTTTAGATGTCTTTAAAACTTGATTTGCAATATAGGCAATTGTGTCGTCTGCTTCTATATTTTCAACTGTAATAAACGTAACGGGCAAAACGTCAAGATATTCAATTAAGCGTGAAAACTGCATTCTCATATTTTCAGCTTCATTTACATCATTAACACCCTCGATTCTATTTGGCCTTTTAAGTGGTTTTCTACCTGCCTTATAATCAGGATAGATTTTCTTTCTACGAGCAGAGCCACCTTTACCATCAAACGCAATAATAACCCTGGTAGGTGATAACGTCCGGATTGCAAGAGCTATTGTCTGTAAGAATCCTACGATACCACCTATATGTTGTCCATTTGCATTAGTTGCGGGTGAGACAGCCCACGTCCTGATAAAATTGTTTAGTCCGTCAATTACCAGGACGTGATCATTTACGTCTCGCTCTTTGTTGGCTTCATTGCCTATCTGCTTCAGTATTTCACTATATCGCTTGCTAAGCAAGGTCGCCATCCACTACTTCATCTGTAAATTCAACATCATCGATACCTCGCTTGTCTTCATATTGCAGTATGCTTTCATCACATATCTTTTCGTAAAGATAATCTTTGAGTCCTTCATTTTCTGCAAGCTTATCAGCAAAGTCTTTTGATAAGAATTTAATTGGCTTTCCTTTGTAGTCTATAGTATACCAAGCGCCTGCTGTTTGTGCAATTTTAAGATTTTTTAATTGCGCAAGCCAACCACCTTCATCGTCAATTCCTCTATCAAAATACATTTCATAGTCTGAAATTCTTAATGGAGGTCCAATACGGTTTTTAACGATTTTAGCACGGCACTTATGTCCAATTACGTTGCCTTCCTTATCTTTAATCATACCCATATTTGATAATCTAATACGTGTTGATGCATGAAAAGGTAGAGCCAATCCGCCACTTGTTGTATAAGGATCACCAAACATGACTCCCATCTTTTGACGTAACTGGTTAGTAAATACTAGTGTTATTTTATGACGACCAATCATCTGCGTAATTTTACGCATAGCCTTAGAAATAATGATAGCTTTTGACGTAGCCCATCCGTCTTTGTCATAATCAGACGACATTTCAACCTTAGTAGAAGCAGCTGCAAGACTATCAACAAGTATTGTTACATGTTTGTCTTTGTTAGTTTCTCTTACTTTAGTTACGATGTCTTCAATGCCTTGAAATATATCTTCAACAGTTTCCATATGAAGATACAGGATATTTTGAGTATCAGCTCCAATTGCGTCCAAAAACTCTTTACTAACTGAAGTTTCTGTATCAATGTAGATTCCAATACCACCTTTTTTCTGTGTTTCAGCAAGTATATGTGCACCAAGCAGTGATTTTCCGGAAGCCTGAAGTCCATTGATTTCAGTTATTCTTCCCACTGCTATTCCGCCATTCGGCCTATTTGATATTGCTAAGTCCAGTAAAGATGACCCTGTAGATATAAAGTCATTAATGTCTGTCGGTGTGTCGTCTGATCCATCTAAGAAAAAAGCAACTTTTTGCCCTTTAATTTTAGAGTTTAGACTATCTGCTAGCTCGCTAGCAAGGACATCTCGTCTCTCGCTCATTGCGTTCTCCTAAGTTTATGAATTAAATAGATCGTCGAATGCTGAAGATACGTCTTCCGTAGCTGTAGCTGCTTTAGCTCCAACTGCTGGATCAGTAACCTGACTGTCTTCAACATCACCTTCTTGGCTTAACCAGCCTTCTAGTGCTTTTTGAAGATCATCATACTCTAATTCAGAATAGATGTCAGTAATTGGTTTCTGTGTATCTTTAACAGTCTTCATAACGTCGGCATTCTCTGTGAGAGGCGTCTGATTAGGTTTAACTCTAATAGACGTCATTGGGAAAGCACGTCCTGTTTCTTCGCTGGTCTTAAACTCAACAACAATATCACGTCCGTTTACTGGATCGGTAATATCGCCATAGTCTGGATCTGCGATAACAGAAAGTAGTTCCTGATATACCATTTTTCCAAAGCCCCAGAATTTTACGCCTTCGTTCTCTTCACCTCTTACGATGACAGGAGCGTAGGTACGCATCTTAGCTTCGATTTTCTTACCAAGCTTGTAGTCTTCTTTATTACCAGAAGTTTTTAGCTTAGTTGCAAACTCCTCAATTGGGTCAGGACGTCCAAATGAAATTGGAGATAAGTAATTTTTATCGCCCATGTCATAATGGAAATATAACTCAATGAAAGGATTATCCTTATTAAATTTATAAGGTACAACTCTAATCTGTGTCTTACCTGGTGAAGGTTTCCATAGATTTGAGGTTCTGTTGTTGGTTGATTGTAGTTGTGATAACCTGGATTTTATTACGGATAAGTCCATGTGTCATTACTCCTTAGTTAAGTGTTCATTATTCAATTAATACGCTTATATATATTGCGAAACATTTTTAAAATTAAATTTTTTATAACATTTTTAATAAAATAAAGGCCACAGCTGTTTTTAAGCTTTTAATATAGTGGAAACTAAAAATCGTTCGGGCCTTTATTTTAATAGCATTTTTAATAAGCAATAATATATATACTGTTAAAGACCCAAAAATCAGTTTTTATATATATTTTTTAAATTATGTATCCGGTCATTTGTCCTTCATCAGCTTCTTTTGCATTTGCTGCTGGATTTCCCCAGCCTCCCATTCCGCCGCCTGATACTTTTATCTTGCCGTCTTTTAAAGATACTTGTATGTCTTTTCTAGCAGCATGATCAACAACTCCTATCCAGTCAGGTTCGTTTTGATAAATACTTATACCCTGAAGTTTAATAACATCATCGAAAGGGTCACCATACATCCATCCTTTTCCTTTAGAGACATGTTTTTTCATCATGTCTTCTAGCTGCTTCATCTTGCCGTCGTCACCAGAAACGCCGCCTAATTGTTTAATTGCTTTTGAAAACTCATTTGCTGTTTTCTTCACTCTTGAATCGATACCTTTTCTGCTCCATACTTTTTCCATTCTATTTTTCTTTATCCAAGCAGGATCTACATCATCAGCACCGGTTGAAAACGGATATTTTTTTGCAAGTGCTTCTTGCTCTGGAGATGCTTCTTCTTTCAAGACTTGTTTCTTAAAATAGCTCTCCTGAATCTTTTTAAAAGATCCTTTTTTTGGTGGCCAGTTAAATTTTTTCATTAGTTCACTCCAGTTAATTTTATATAAATATTAAACGTTTATTATTTTATATAGTTTTGTTCTTATCACATTCAATCCTGCATCATTTGTAAGAAGCAGTGAATTTCTATAGCTTTCCCAGTTTAGTGAATAAGACTTATCCAATATACCGTTATTCTCTTTTCTTATTGCTTCATTTAAAGCATTGATTGTGTATAGTGTATTTGTCTCTTTCTTTCTATGGATTGCCATAGTCTTATTGTTCTGTATAAAGTCTTCTGTCTTCTCTACATTATAAGTAGATATTAACGAATTGCTGTCATCTACATTTTCAAAGACATATATTTTATTAAATACTATTTCTGATGCCATACTAATTAATTGTATTGTGTCATCAAAATCTTGTTTTGTACAAAATGTGCATAATAATTGTGTTTTCATTAGATTAAATCCTTTAATCGTGGATCTGTTCTGTCTGGTAGTTCTTTGAACCACCGCACTTCTTCGTGCTCTAAACTTTTAGTTGGTATAACAGCCATCTTCATTCTTGTCTCGTAAATATAATAATTGCCATTTCTTGAATTTTTCTTTGTGGCTTTTAGTTCGACTGGACTGTTTAAATGAGATCCTTCTTTTTTGACGAGAATAGAAACTTCTTCTATTGTCTCTCTACATGCTGCATCGATTGGTTCTTCACCAGGCTCCACTTTACCTTTTGGTATTCCCCATTCATACGCATCAGTTGCATCTTTAACCAATACAACTCCTGCGATTGGATCTCTTAAAATTATGCCAGCAGTATTCATTTCTTTCTTTTCTACTATTAAATCTTTTAATTTTATCATTTAAAGACTCCAGCTCCTTTCTTGCCAGTCGTCATAATAAAATTAGTAAACCAGTTCTTTTCCTCACCCACTCTTTTAACTGCATCATATAACCCATCTTTACTAATCTTACTCTGCTTTGCGACATCATCTGATATTTCTTTTAATTTTTCTTGTGACACTTTAATCTCATTGCTAATGATATAGTCCCAGACTCTTCCTGCAATGTTATCCCACTTTGCCTCTAACAATATGTCTTTTAGTTTTATCATTATTCTAATTCTTTAAATTTAATTCCATTTTGACTAATTACAGAATAGTTAAAATTCTTACCTTTAGCAGGAATAACTTTCATCTGGGGTGAGGACTTTCCTCTAAATATTACCCAGTATTTAGCTTGCCCGCCTTCTATAATTTCATCTATTGCTGATTGTATGTCTTTGTCAAATCCTTTTGGATCTCTTATATACTTTAATTTTTTAAGATAATTAAAAATTGTTGCTTGAGTTATCGAACCTTTTGAAGACGAAAAGTCTATTTTTACACCTGACTTTATATCATTTGCATTTATTGGCTCTATTTCATACGACATCGGCTTAACACCTGGTCCTTGAAATATTACTTGGTTTACAGAATTATCAGATTCACCGAGCAAGCTAGACATTATTGTATAAAACTCTCTTGTCACTCTTGTGTCTTCTTTATTATATTCACCATTGACTATTTTTAATTGATTCTGTACTCTGTCTAGTAAATAGTCTTTTAATTGAATTACTGGCGCAAATGCAGGAGATGATGCTGACAAAACATCCCACGCATCATCTGACTCCATCTTTTTTAATGTCTCTATTGTTCTTAAAACTTCTTTCCAAAAAGTGAATTTACTTACAGATGCTTCAACTCCTGCTCTTATTGCAGCACTATTATTTTTTGCTGTGTAGTCTTTTACTTCATAATTTGTGTCTGCCTTTATATCAAAACTTGTATTCCCACCTTGTATTTCTCCGCCATCAATAACCCATGCTAAATAAATTTCTCCTTTACCAATACCTTTTGCGTCAATATCAAATATTTTTGTCTCGAGTCCGCTACTCAATGTTCTTGGCTTTATGCTTTTTCCTCTGCTTCCTAGACCTTTGTAAAATTGCTGAACTTCTTTTGAAGATAGCGTTCCTAGTACATTAATTGCTGCTTTTAGAGGTGCACCTGTTGGCAGCTTTTTATAAAAAGACTCAAATTTTGCTTTTTCACTGTCGCTTCCATTTTCTTCCCATATTGTAGCATTTTTAAATTTTGCGTATGATTTTGCTTCATTAATCATACTTTTGTCAAATAAGCTTTCTACGATTTCTGCTGGTACGTGTTTTTTTAGTTCTTCTTGAACCATATAAAGATGATATGAATCATCTAAGCTTACCATTCCGTTTGCTGTCTTTAGTGAGACTTTGTCAACAGCTTCACTTATAACTTTGTTAATGTCCATTTATTCTCTCCGTTATATCTTGCATTTCCCCATAGTTTAAACCTGCTTTTACCTTAACAGGAAAGGAACCTGCATTTAATATTTTCTTTAACCGTAGTATCACTTCTAATCCCTCTGTCCTATCTAGATCAAACAGAAAACTATCATACGTATATAATATCATGTTAGTGCTACGAGACTTTAAAAAATCTTGTATTTTCCTTATAGTCTCTATATTCTGCTCCGTTTCATACGATTGAATAAAATAGTTCAATACTTTATTTTTATTTGCATCAGGAACATTACTTGACGCAAACTGTCGTCTATAAATATGCGATTTAAAATGTTTATGCTTTTTAAAATAACCCCATAATGCATCTGACATTTTATCAACTTTATAGAAAAACGGGTTTTCTTTTTCTGTTACCTTAACATTACCGTATAGTATTTGCCATGATATTCTTTTTGCTTCATCATATGAAGACTTGTAAATTGTATCTGCAAAGTATTGGTGTAGTGATACATCAGAAGGCACATCATACTTCAATATCTTTGCCAAAAGCCTTAAATGATATGCATCATAATCAAATTCAACTAGCATTCCCGGTTTGTGTCTAGTTACTATTTGATTTCTAGTATCGTCATTCTTATTTAATGCGCCTAGATTTATTCCTCTAAATGTGTTTGAAGGCCTACCTGTTGTTGTCAATATATTAAAGTTTGAATATGCGTAACCATTCTTAAAAACCCTTTTGAAAGGACCCATTGTAATTTTAAGTCCTGACTTTTCTAATGCTGCAAATGTCTTTAGTGATTTATTATATTTCAAGTACGGCTTTGTAATATTTTTTGGCTGGCTTATAGTGTTTAATTTAGATTCTGAATACTGTATTACTTTTGTTAGCGGAACTAGTCTGTTAATACCTTGCTTCTTTGAAGCGCCTAGATGTTCAAAAACATACGGTAACACAGGCTTTTCTAATTTCTCATTATTAAAGTAAGATAACAATTTACTATCATAACAGTTTTTTAATCCTGTTAAATGATAAAATTCTTTTGCATCATCTACAAAAAATCTTTTAACTTTGCTTAGATCTTGCAAGTCTATATCATTTCTCTTTGGCCAGCTTTCTGACTCTGTATGATCTAGTACTATATTATAGACTTCGCTGTTATATTTTATTGTTACTACAATTGGATCACACTCTGCCGGGTGGTATCTAAAGTCATCAGATACTGCTGTTGCAAATACATTCTTATTGTTTAGTTTACTAACCAGATCTTTATATTGTTGTCTGCTTTCTATAACCAATTGTATAACCTTTGTTTATATATATCACTTGTATTTGTGAAAAATTAAATTTGTTACTCCGCGTAAGTTGGATTCTGTAGCAATAATTCTCCTAAGTTTCTATCATCTTCAAACTTTGATTGGTGTAGCTGAAGTGTGGGAATTGCTTCTGATATTCCTAATATCTTTTTCTCTGCAATCCTTAACTGTTTAGAGTTATGTATTTCTGCTTGCTCTGTTGATCCGCCTATTTGCCATTCCAGCTTAACAAATCTATAGAGATTAGTTTTTGTAGGCTTTTCAATTTCAATAATCTTAGGTGTTTCTTCTAGCTTGCTTATTGCAAAATATCTTGTCATAAACAGGCTGTCAAATGGAAGATCTTTTTTTGTAGAATACTTTATCTTAGGATAGACGTCTCTATTTTTTGTAGGTTTGAGAAGGTAGTAAACTTCTTTATTAAGCTTTTTTAGCCTGTATATTATTTCATCTGTTGCTCTTAAAACATAAGTAGCAGATTTATCATCTTTGTAATAAATCATGTACTCTTGGCCTCTTCTAATTTGTATTCCTCTACTGTCGTAGAATTCACCTATTTTAGTTTTTAGAGGACCTTCTTGCATTTCAATAATCATTAATATCCTCCTGATCCTCTTGGTCTACCTGGAAATCTTGTTGCCCTACCTATATTCTGTGTTTCTTCAAATACATTCCTGTTGACATCTAATGTTTTGTCAGGATTCATAAAGTCATCTAAATTATCATATTCAAACAGTGTTGTATTACCAATGCTGAATGATGAATTACTATCTCCTATTCTATGATACGAGTCTTCTTCTGCAGGGTCATAAAAAATTGATTGTTTAATTTGATCGTCTGGCTCAATTATCACTACTTCTGCTGGTGCAGGATAAGAGTCATTAACAGGAGGTGGTCCTGGAGGTGCTCCTCCCGCAGCAGGTTGTGGTATTGGTGCTGGTGGTCCTATTGGAGGAATATCAGGCTCTGCTTTAATAAAATTGCTTATTTTTTCTTTGTATACTTGTCTTACTATATCTCTTGATTTTTTAGTTGCCTCTTCCTCATATACGTCATCTTTTGACTTATTTGTGACCGCTGTTATCTGTGTATCCCATCCGTCACTACTTATTGTGTGGGTCAATCCCATTACAGAGAAATATGTTTTTGGCATAATGTCATTCGGCTTTACATAAGCAGGCTTTCTAATTGAGTAGTCTACTTGACCGTATATTTCTGGAAGATAAGATAATCTAAACATATCACCTGGATAAATACCACCACAACCTTCTATTGTCATGTCAATGTTTATTGGCATTGTCAATGGCCCTTGATTGTTTGCAGAAAACCTAGTAAGTGGTGACTCAGTCAAGAACCATTTCATTGCTCTTTTAAATGATTCAATCATTTCGCCTTCTGGGTTATAAGGCATTCTGTAGACTTTTTGTCCGTTTGGCTCTACATCATACATAAATAAATTAGATATGTCTTCAGCCTTAGCTTTTCCTGCCTTTACTTGTTGCCATGCCTTAGTTTCTAGTTTACGCCTTTCTTGTTCGTGTTTCTTCTTAAATTGATCTAAAAATTTTGTTGTAGCTGCATTAGAAGATACTTTTTCTAAAATTGGTGGTATTGTATGGCTCCATCTATCTCCATTAGGTCCTGTAGCTGCAGAGTGTGAAAGTCCTCCTTTAGATAATTCTGGTGTAGACACTTCTATATGAGCAAATTCAAATGGATTTCCGTAGTCAGGATCTTTTGTTGCCTCTGTTTTGACTTGAAATAGTCCTATATTTGCTGGATCTTGAAAGAATTCTCCTGCAGCTTTAAATTTATCTTCATCAACATCATCAGTCCCATCTTTAAAATATTTGCTTATTGCATCTTCATTTGAGTCTTTTTCACCTGCCTGTCTAGCTCCTGTAAATCCTGCAGTAATCGCAAACTTATCAGGTATTGTTGACTGAAGTGATATATCTTTAACTAGTGAATTAAAACCAAAGTTGTCAAATACGTAAGAATTTTTTGGGCTTGTGTCTGCAGCATCGCCTGTTTCAGCACCTTCTGAAGATTGTTCTGCAACTACTCTAAATGTAGATATTGCACCTGTAATATTATCTGCTTTGTCAATAGTAAAATTCCACAACTTTACATCACCATTTATAACATTTGCTAGCTTTATCATAGAGCTCTGTATCGTAGCACCTGATGTAGAGAACACAGATTTTATTTGATTTAAATTTATATAAACGTTTCTTAAGTAACCTTCTGTCTTCTTATCATCTGTTGCAAACAAGAATCTATCTTCTGTTATTACTTCTGCCTCTATTGATTCTGCAAGAAGTCTGTATGCAGACTTTGTATCAGACTTTTCTCCTACTTTTGCAAAAAATGAAGAAGGAAATTGTCCTGGTAGAATAAATTTTGAAGGATCATAAGTGTAAAGTTCAGGGTCATTCTTTATTTTTACTGATCTTAGCTGGCCTACTGCTCCTCCTACTCTGTCCAATGATCTAAAGTCTGCAAGTACTTTTCCATCTGACTTATCCGATCTTGTGTAAAAAGACACGATATTGTCTTCAAACCAACCCCACCTAACCCAGATTTCGTTAGAAAAATCTCTTGCTCTTTTTAGTGTTTGTGTTTCTTCACCATCATTATCTAATTCTTTCTCAAAAAGAACAGGTCTGTCAGAACCATCTTTTCCTGTATCTCTCAATATTGCAACTACATTCTTATCAAATGACACAGCAACATTTACACCTTTATTCAGTTCTAATTGATCATCTTTTTTATCTAAATAATTTTTAAAATATTTCATTAGAATTTCTATATCTAATGATGCAATTCTGTCAGGGAGACTAAATTCTTTTGTAAACTGCCTGCCTACTCCGTAATTATCGTTATTATCACCGTCTTTTGTCATAACGTCTTTTATTAGCTCGTCAGCAAATTCTTCAAATGTAGGCTGTTTTACGGGAAATGTCTTTAATTCAGGAGGTGTGTTTTGTAGAGCTGTCAAAGACTTATCGAAGATATTTGATCCTCTCGATATCATTTCTGTTACACAATCAAATCCTCCATCAGATCTTTGTGCCCATGTAAATTTTGTAATTGGCCCTATTAGTCCTGACCAGTCTCCAAAATATTCTATCTCTAATTTATCCCACTGAGCATCTACAGTTTTTCTTTCTACACCGTCTACAATATCTATTGTATCTTTAAATAAGTCTTGATTTATTTTCGCATGCTGACCTTCACCCATCATAAATTTTGGTATGTCACCTGCTCTACCTGAAGGTTTTTGTGATCTTACCCAACCAAAGTCTAATATTATGTTTTGGCCTGATGAAAGAAAAGATCCTTTTTGATACATCTCTAATTGTTCTAGTGTAAAGCATGTCCAATTTATAGTTGCTTTTCTAACAGCTCCACCGTATCCTGTATATTCAACAGAGACATTATTTATTCCTGCAATCGGTCTTATTCCTGGTACTGATACTTGTTGCTGATGAGGGTGATCATGTCCTTTGTTAGGTACTGTATCATAAAATGCATCAGCTGCGCCTTTTACCCTAGATCCTAATGACTGGAAGTAGTCTTCTCCTCCATCTGCACCAGGCACTTCTCCTGTAATTCTTGCATCATCAATATTAAACATTCCATAGATAATATTTGTCTTTCTTGTTCCTGGAGAGATCATTCTTATGTAACAATTCTTAGAAACTTGTCCTTCTCTTGTCAATACAAAGTCTTCACTTGCTTGAGATTCTGCTAACAGTGAAGATCTTAATTCTTGTCCAGCATACTCAGAAATTGCTTTAACGCGTGCATCCAAACCTTGCTTAATATTCGGGTGTATGTTGTGCCTAAAACCTGCCATTCTATTTTAAGTTTTCAGAATTGAATGCTCTTAAAACTTCTCCTATGTCTGTAGGTATTCTTAATTGTGTTGCCGGATCTAGCCCTATATCTGATGGGTTTAGTCCGTTTGCCTTACTTATTATCCACCAATAATTAACGTCACCATAATATTTGTGTGCTAACAAGTCTAATCTTTCACCCTGAACAACATTATGCATTATATCAGTATCTCTCTCTGGTATTGCAGGGTATAGTGTTGGCTTAAAGTATCTGTCTTTATTGCTTGATATTTTTATCTTTGTGTCTTTATATCTGTTAAACATAAGATCTCTCTATTATATTACTGACTCACGATCTAAGAAAGCGCCTATTGGGTTTGATTCGTTCCTTAAAGCACCTGATTGTTTACCATCAGTATTTTGCAAGTCTTCGTAAGTTTGACCTGCTCCGTTGTTATTTAGCCATTTTAAGTTATAATGTGTACCTCTATTTAGTGGCAAATTATCGCCAATATATTGAAAACCAACAGATACATTTATTCGCTTTGTAAACATTAATCCAGCATCTGTTTCCCATGTACTATCTTGTGGAAATGATATTGAACACTCTGTCAAGAATCCCATTTGATCATGAATAATATCACCTACTGTCATTCTTATCATTGGCCCAGACATCCTGTAAAATGAGTCTAAATTTGGATAGCATAAGCCCACAAGATAATTTACTTTCTCTAATAGTGCAGGAAATTCTTGTTTTGTCTTTGGATAAACAACAAAGCTAAATGATAGTGACCTCTCAGTCCCTTGATAGGTGTATGAAGATACTGGCCTTCCTACAAAAGATGTAGGACTCCAAGTAGGCTGAATTGAGTCTTCAATGTCTCCGTCAAAACTTGCCCTAAAAGGTATATCAGTATTATTGTGAATGTCATAAAAATTTAACGGTATAAAGTCATTTGATGCCAATCCTATTGTTTGTGCACCACCTTCGTTTGGAGTGTTCTCTTTTCTTTCAGTAACTTTTTGTGCGTTTACTTTGTCTACACCGTCATATAAAAGTTTATTGGCGTCATTCTTATAAACAAGTGCATCACCAAAAGTCTTATTACCTGGACCGTCTAAAAATCTTGCTTGAAGCCCTTGTCTTCCTATTGCATAAACTTTATTTCTGCCTTCTAGTCTTTTACCTTCCATTGGGAAAGCTACAGCATTTTCTCCTTCTGGTACATCATCTGCATGATCAAGTACTCCTGTATCTTTTAAGTTGATTTTCCACTGCTTGCTATTAAGCTCTTTAGGTGTGAGAAGGTTGTCTTCATATTTATTTATTTGATCAAGTTGTTGATAGCCAAGTGTGCTATATTTATGTGCTAGTCCTTGTGAAGTCTCTTTTTCATATTTCTGTACATAATTTTCACCTTCTATAGATCTGTCTAATATTAGTTTTGTTGGGTCGTGGAAAAATTCTTTAACACGATCTTCATTATCAAAATCTTCAAATTTTTCTCTTAAACTTCCTATAGGTGTTGGTTGTAATTTATCTTCTAAGCGATTATACTGCAAATTAGTTGCTTTAAACTTAGAATCAAAATAGTAATCCTCAGGCATTCCTTTTGATGCATATCCTGCTTTTAATATTTTATCTCCACCTATCTCCAATTCTTCATTAAAAGCATCTTTGATATATTTTCTAGTTCCTAATACGGAAGCTGTTCCTCCATGCCAGTAATTAGTTTCTGGCAGATAGGGAATTGAATTTACAACGTTTAAGGACGGTACAATTGGATTTATGAACTCATTTGCTGTGTTTTTAAATAATGAAAATGCTGCTGCCCAAAATCCACCAGGCCCTTGTTCAGAAGTATCAGTTAGTATAAAGTTTTTATATAGATAAAGCATTTTTGAATCTGTCTCTTGATCAAATTTATCTCCTTTCTGCTGCTTTATGAAAGACATGTCTGTGATAACATCGGCACTGTATGTATTAGTATCTATTCTTGGTGTATTCTTTAAATAAGAAGGCTTTCCAAATATTACACTTCCTATAGATACTCCTCTAACACCTGGATAAAATCCTGCTTGCAAGCCTATTGCATCAAATGTTCCAAATTCTGCAGGAAGCCCTTCAAATTGGTCAGCACTCGGATCAGCTGCACCTTGCATTACGTGATATAGTGCTTGTCTTGAAGTTCTCTTATTTATAAACCTATTGTACATATCACCTGAATCCCTTACTAATTCTAAGTGTCTATCAGCTGATCTATCTGCATTGCTCCCTCCTCTTTGTAACTGAACAGTATACCCTATTAAAGGATTTTGACCAACTGGTCTAAAAGGGCCTTCTTCTGCAGACTGTTGTCCAAAATAATAAGAGTTTGCCAGACTATCATCAAGTCCAGGATAACCCTCTAATTGAGGCCTTTTCATATAACTAAAAAGATCTTGATTGTCTACTGAATCTGCCCATGTAGATACTAAAATACTTTTTGACTTTAAATCATCTAATCCGCTAAATGAAACAGAACCTTTTAATCCTGATATTGTTGCCTCACCACCTGCATGTGATATTGTATAGACTTGAGGAGTTGGTGGGTTTGTATCATCAAAAACTGTTGCTGCGGTGTTAACTGTTATTGGTTCACCAGGATTTAAAAATTGTTCTAGAATTTTATCTCTTTCACCAGTTACAGTTGTTCCGGAATGACCGTCATCAAATGTTTGTGCAGTATCAGTCTCTGCTCCTATTGAGTCATATCTAAAATTTCTTAACTTGGATGCGTCAAAGTCTTTTAAACTCATACTAAGCTCCTTTAGATCTGCCTATGTTGTTAACTGCTGCAGTAATTTCTTTATTTGTTCTTATAATTTCTGACATTTGTGCATTAGAGTTATTTACGAGTGCCTGTAATAATGCAACTTGTTTTGTTCCGGAGTCATTCATTCCTCTGTTACCAGCTAGTGCTGATAAAACGCCTGGATCTTTTACACCGACGACTGTATCTGCTGATGAAAATCTTTGTATTCCTTGTCCTGGTCTCATTACAAAATCTTGTGATACAACTCCACTTGGTTTATCGCCTCCAAGACCAAAGAAATCAGCAAACTTTCCACCAAAATCCATTGCGCTTGCTATTAGTTCTTTTGCCTGCTCAACAAGTGCATCAAATACGCTGGTTATTCCGTCGACCACAACTTGACCTAAATTTGAAAATGCAGAAGTTACCGAGGAATAAACATTTACTGCGCTATCTTTAAATGAATTTACACCATTCATCACTGCATTGCCTAGACCACTAAAGTAAGATGTCAGTGCAACCCCTAAATCTTCTAAACCTGTCATTCCTGCATTAAATGCTCCAGTTGCAAGGGCTCCAGCGCCTGATAACACGCTTCCAAATCCGCTTATTAATCCTGAAATTCCGTTTGATAGCATTTCGCCTACTTTTGGAAATACAGTGTCTACTAGCATTCCTACTATACTTCCGATTCCGTAGCCTATTGCTGCTCCGACTGGTCCACCAAAAATTGCGCCTATCCCTGCACCAATTCCTCCAAACCCTATACTAGTCAGCGCATTTTCTTTTGTATCTTTACCACCAAATGCAAATGACAGCATATCAACTAAAGGTGCAAGAAACAATGATAACTTACTTAAAAATCCTAACATTGGCCTGAAAAATTTTGAGATGTTGGCCATTGTCTTTCCTAACATACTTCCTGATCCGAGAAATTTCCCAATTCCGATTCTTTTTGCAATGCTTTTTGCCATTCCTTTTAATGGCGCTGTAAATTTTGCAATAGTTTTAGAAGAGGCTGTAACTGCTCCGGCTATTGCACCTCCTGCTATACTAAATGCAGATCCTAATTTAGCGGGCGTCAATGCAAATAAGATGTCAAATAGTGTTTTATTTGATTGTTTTTGCAGCTTAAGGCCTATGTCTAAATCAGCAGCACCTTCACCACCCCTTCTAACCATAGCTGCAAGATCTTCGACTCCTACACCAATTGAATCTGCAAGCGCCTGTCTTTGTATTGCATTAAGTCTATTAAATTCTTCTTCACTTCCAAGCTGATCAACGATATCTTTCATTGCGCCTTCAATGTCATTGTTTAGTGCAAGATTTCTTGCTCTATCAAAATTTAAATCGCGTCCAATAAGAACAGATGCTTCAAATTCACTTGCTATTGAAGATTCTAAGTTTAATAAGCTGTCAGCGATCTGCCCTGCTTTAGATAAGTTTATTCCTAATTTTTGTGCCTGTATTGCTGCCCTTGCCATGCCTTCTGCAGTCCCATCTGAAAACTTTGCTAACATTTCTGCATTGGTTGCCATATCTTCTAGTACTTGGCTTGGAATTACACCTGCCATTTCTGACATTGAAGCGAGTCCTAGCTGTAGCTGTGAAGCTTGCTCTGCTGTTGCACCTGCTGAGTTCTGAAATAATTGGTTTACAGTTGCAAGTGTTGATGCAGATGCACCTGTATCTTTTGAAATTTGTGCTAAGTTTACTGCTACTTGTCCGGATCTATTAGATGCCAAGCTTAAGTTGTTTGATGCAAGTCCTAATTGTGTGCTTGCCTCTGTTAGCTCATCATTTATTCCTAATATACTAAATGCTAGTGATTCTCTACTGAAGATTTGGCCTAATGCAGTTGCATTTGTAACCCCTAAATTATCTTGAAATTTTTGTGCTTCCTCTGCTGCATCTGCCATTTTTGATGATATAAAAACAATTGCTGCGCCTAATGCCTCTGATAACGATGAAGATATGCCTAGTGCATCTTGGAAGTCTGATGCATATTCTGAAAATGATTTTCCTGCTGATGCAGTACCTTTCATTCCTTCAAATATATCTTTTGTCCTATCTCCGCCTTCTTTAAATGCGCCTTTAAATACATCATCTGCAGATTTTTCTATTTCTTTTATTTTGTCATTTAGTGCTTGAGCTTGATCATCTGATAAGTTCCTAAAGCCTGCGCCTGCTTCAATAACTTCTGTTTGCAAGTCAACTATTGTGTCTATTAATTCAGTTGCCTTATCTGCGCCTTTTTTTGAGCTACTTGAATATTCCTCTGCTAGTTTTGTAAGGCCTGTAAATCCTTTAGATCCTTTTAAAAAAAGTTCTTCTTCTTTTTCTGAAACACTTGATAATGCTGATGCTAGTTTCCTGTCTAATGATTGTGCGTAGTCTTCTGAAGCTTTCTTTGCTTTTTTTCCTGCTTTTGTTCTTTTATCAGCTGCTTTTGCAGCAGCTTTTCCTGCTTCTTCTGTAGCTTTTTTTAAATCTACAAATTCTCTTTTTTCTTCACCTGTAAGATCTATACCTTCTTGCTGATAACGGAGTAGTTTCGACTCCATTGCTGTCTGTTCTTTTAAGAGTTTTGTATATTCTCTTTTAAGTTGTACTGCTGTTTTAAGATCTTTATTCTGAGCCATTTAAAAATCCGATTAAGACTTTGACTTTCTCATCTTAGCTGTCATCTGCTTGAGATTGTCTGACCTTCTTTCTATATCAGCTCTTTTTTCTGGATCCATTTTGTTAAGCCTTCTTTCAATAGACTTTTCAACTTTGTCCATTGCTTTACCTAAGTCTCGTATTGCTGCATCTGACGCAGCATCTTTGTCTTTAAAACCTAGTGCTTTTTTTATTTTATCTGAATTGGACAAGACAGCTCTTGTTCCAATATAAGCTGCAATAGTTTTTGCAAGGTTGGATATTTCATTTATCTCTTTGGACATAGTAGCCTCCAGTTAATACTTTCTTAATGATAAATATTAGAAAAATAGCTTTTGTGCTACTTCTTTCTAGATCTAGATGCTTTATCTATCTTTTCTTGCTCTTTCTTTTTTTGTTCAGCTAACTTGTTCATGTAGAATTTACGAAGATAGATAGGCATACCATATACATCACTAAATGTAAATCCTCCCTCTGAAAAGTATATAAGCTGAAATATGCCCTCGTGTACTATGGGCCGGTATTCAGGGGTTACCGGGAGGGCCAGAAGAAATTTACTGATATTGGCAAATCAACATCTGAATTTTCACCGCAAGAAGGGCAAGAAAAGACTGTACTGAAGTCTATGTCTGGCTGTGATTCTGAATAGTGTTCTCTATAAGCTCTAGAATCCATAGCAAAGAACTCATTGTTAATAAAGTTATTAATAAACTCTTTGTCTTCATTTCCATCAACAGAAACTATTTGTTTCCTTAGCCTTGTAGTAACTTCTTGAGTTCTACCACCCATTGCTTTCTTCATTCTATCAACTTCTATAGCAGCATCTTGCTCATCTTTATGTGTCATAAATTTATATTCTATGACTCTACCAGAATTAGGTAGTTTAAATTCAAACTTATTTTCACCTTTAAACTGGTTTTCATCTATAGGTTTGTGTTCAAAAAGTGTCAAATCATATTCGCACTCTTTCTCTACTGCACCGCAATGAGTACATGTTGTATCTGTAGCATATGTTTTTCCATATCCTAGTATTCTAGCTGCCAACATTATTGCATTTTTATCACCTATTAATAATTCATCTAGGCTTACTTTTGAAATTATTAAAGATTTCAAAAGCTGATCAATAACAACGCCTTTCTTAATAAGGTTTTGAGAAGTCAGTATGTCTTCTTCTCTTGCTGTCATGTATTTTATTTCTATCGATCCTTCAGACAATGCATGTCCTTTAGGATATAAAAGTCCCTTGCTAGGCAGATCCACTGCCTCAGTCGGGAACTTAGGTTGTTCTTTAGGCATTATAACTCCTTTTTCTATTTTTTAACTACAACTATTTATCGACCATCAACACAGAATGCCACATTCATAAACTGATGTTTGATATAGTACTCTTAGAACTGTAATACTGCGTAATCGTATCTAAGTGTGCAAGTGATTTCTACTGGATCACTTGTACCCCAATCTAAATCTCCAAAAGAAGCAGACTGGATATAAGCACCAACAAGTTGCCATTCTTCAATGACGTCACCTACTGGTCCTAGTAAATTAAAAGTAACGTTTTTCTTATAAAAATCTGAGTATCCATCACGGCCTGTTACTGACTCGTGAGATAAACGAACCCATTCCATAACAGCCTGTGAAGCTGAAGGAACGATTGGATCGTACATTGTTATATCAAGTGTTTGCCATTCCCCTTTACCCTTAACATAGCGCTTTACGTTTATGTGATCAAGTGCAACTTCTTCAAACTCGATACTTGGACGACTGGCAGCCTTGATAGTGTAAGCAGGAATGCCTTCTATATACATGATGAACCGGTTCTGAACTTTCGGTTCGAATTGTGTGAACATTATATCGTTCGGATCAATCAATTGTGGCATTCTATTTCTCCTGTGTTACAATTTTATCGATAATAAATATCATTAAACAAAGAAATAAGCACAAAAACAAAAAAGCCCGAAGTATTATTTCGGGCCTTTAAGTTAATTAGGTGTCTCTTAGCTTGGGAAGCTAGCACCTGTAGGTTGTACGACAAAGTCCAATACAATGAATTCAACTGAACGTGCAGGTTGTAGGAATATCTGTCCTACTAGCTGGTTACGATCAATCACATATGGTGTATTATTAGTGTCATCCATAACAACTCTGAAAGCTGTCAGACCTTGATTAGACTGTATAGATTCTAAATAAGGATTGACGATGTTCAGAAACCTGTTCCTAGTAGCAACTGTATTGTTTTCAAACAATAAGTAGCGTGAAGAACTTGCAACGAACTTCTTAACCCTGATAAGTAATCTTCTTACATTGATTCTATCAAGTGCTGAAGGTTTAGCTTGTAATGTTTTCTGTCCGAAAACTACTACACCTTGACCTGGGAATGAAGCAATAGGATTAATCCTGTCTTCATATAACAAGTCTCTTTCAGCGTGTGTTAAACGTGTCTTAGCTTCTAAAACGTTAGATAAGCCACCACGATTTAGACCTGCTGGTGCAAACCATTCGTGTGCTACTCTATCGTTCTGTGCTATAACACCTGGAATCACAACTGAAGGTGGTACCCAAGTTGGTAGATTAACGCTATCATCAAGTACCTTGACCCAAGGATAATAAGCAGCTGCATAGTTTGTATCTACAGAAGATACTGCGCTAGTTGCTGCTGATATTCCATCACCCCATGCTGCAGGATCAAAAATATAGAAAGCATCGCCTCTATTTTTTACCATATCCATTGCATGATTGGTTGGGTTAGGGTGCAAGTTGTAAATTAAACCAGGAGTAGCTAACAAGTTAATGTCAAATTCATCCTGATTACTTACTGCATTAATTGCCCTCTTATAAGCAACAGACCCACTAGCAGAAGCGTTTGAGCAATCAAGACCTTGTTGGTTTGTTGCGCTTATGTCGCCTGCTGTGTTCTTCTTAATAGCAGGATTGGCACCGTCGAATCCACCTTGTAATGGAACTACGAATTTGTGCTGTGCTACGTTTGAAGTGCCTAATGCTAAATTACCAGCGCTAGTTACGAATGTTGAAGATCCACCAAAGTCTCCTGACGAAGCTGATGGGTGACCTTTAAAATCGTTAAGACTCATTGTCACGTTGTTACCTGCTACTGCTCCTACTGGAAGCGGTGATAGGTATTCTCTATTGATCTTCTTTGAGAAGTCAAAACCGTGAAATGATGAGAAGTCTTTTTCACCTGTCGCTGCATTTTGTTGTACTGTTACATAAGATGCAGATGCAACTGGTGATGCACCAAAAACGCCTATTGTTGCATTTGGTACTGGTTGTAAGACTTTTCCATGTCCGAAAGGAACTAATGCTGCAGGTGCACCATTTTTGATAATATCATAATTCGATACGTAAATATACTTAGACATATTTGGCCAGTCACCGTTGTAGGTTAACTTACCATCTGAATCTATAGTAACATATCTATCACCAATCTTTCTAGCAAAATAATTTGCTGAAGTTGGATCTAAATTAAGGTTATCAAACTGCTCTACAATAACATCATCAGATTCTTTAAAAGAGCTCTGGTCTATTTCTCTAACTTGTAAAGAAAATGATCCAAAGTCTGATCCTGCTATTGACCCTGCTTGTTTTACATTTGCTATAGCTATTTTAAACTTACCGTGTGTATCAACTTCACCGTGTGATCTTAATTCTACTTTAAAAAGATTTGTAGCTGAATTATTGATCTTTTGTGATGTGATAAACGGTGTTACAGCATTCTGGTAGTCTTGCTTTAAATTAACAGCACCTAGTGATCCTGTTACATTTATTGTTCCTGCCATTGCTGTTACTGGTTGAAATAACTTGTATAGGTAAAATGGTGAGTCCTGACCCTGTGCCTTTGTTGACATTGGGTTAGAACTAAAAACATCCTCTATATAAGTTGCCGACGTAGCGTCTAGTGATGCTGTAAATTGGTATGATCCCGTTCCAATATTAAACGAACTAACAGATCCTGTAATACTCGTTCCATTTAAAATCGCATCTGGATTTAAATTACTAGGAGCTAATACAGCAACTACATGTGGTTCAATTGAAGATGAAACAAGGGCACCAATGTTTAGCATATTGGCAGAATATCCACCAATACCTAAGACTCTAACAATCGTAACAGAGCCAGCGCTTCTTAAGTACTCACGTACTGTAAATGGAACGTATAAATCTTGATCAAGACCTCCAAACATATCCGCGAATTCGTTGAAATTTCGTACAATTGTAGGAACAAAAGCAGGACCTTTTTTAGTAGGTCCAACGATTGCTGCGCCAATTTCAGCTATTCCTTGCGGTAAGAAGGAGAGATCTTTTTCACGAGTAAATACGCCTGGTGAGACAATTCTCTCTGCCATTATGGTTCTCCGATTATTTTGTGTTCATGAACAAAAACTTTTATTCAGGAATAAATATACATTAAACCATTGAAAATGCAGTTGTTTTTATTTTGCTGGCTTTGGTGCTTCTTCAGCTGCTGGTTTTTCTGGAGCAGGTGTAAATATACCTGTCTTTGGATCTAGTTGACCTTGACCATACTTCTCATTAAAAGATTGTGCTAGCTGTTGTTCTGAATCTTGAAGGCTACTTAGCTCATCTAATAGTGATTCTTCTAAAGACTCAAGTTGTTCAGCTGATTTTTCATGCTGAATCTGTTGCATCTTTAAATTACCCATTCTCATCTGTATATTTTGATAAGCTTCTTGAGTTTCTCTTAGACTTTTAAGTTCATCTTCTGTAAATTTTATTTCAGACATTTTGTTTTCCTCATAATTAATTTTCATAACCAGTTATATATATTATCTTAAATTTTCAAAATTAAATTTTTATTCATTATCATTAAAAATAGAATCTTCAGACCACCAGTCGCTACTGCTGGAAAAGATACTTAATATTTCTGATTGTGTGTATTCTTTAGACTTTGTTGTTAAATTACTTACTGAACTTGGCATACTTCCTTCATATTTTACGTATGTATAAGAACCTGAGACATTGGTGTTGAATTCTTGTGCTGAAGAAGTTACTTCTCTATACCCAGGAAATTTGTGTAGTGCAATAACCTGTGTAACATCTAGGCTGCCTGTCTCTGCTGTACTAAAAATTACCCATTTATGATTCGT